TTGGAAGGTGCAGAGACTACTGGGTGTAACACGATCTTGTTACGTAATACCAGATTTAGCGTCCGGCATCCCACAGGGATGAAGAGATAGTCCACCCCTCTAAGAAACTAGAGACCAGGAGAACGACTTTCCAAAGATTTTAGGTGCGGAACTTTATCGTCCCCACCCTGCATATATTGCCGAGATGGCAGTGGAGCCCGTGGTTGTCCACGACTTCACCCGCCAGCCTGGTCAAACCGTTCAGCTCGACCGCTATAAGTTCTGGGGTACCCCTGGTACGAAGGACAGCCGTGAGCGTATCGCTGACCAGACCATTGGTACTGCCAACAGCCGTAACATCACCAAGGAAAAAGTCCTGGTGGTGCTTAAGGAATACACTGGCCCTGCGGACCCGGGCGATCCGACCCAGCCTTCGACCTTCAAGATTGCACGTGAAACCCTGATTACCGCCCAGCGCCTGCTGCTGGACACCGGTAACCTGAACATGTTCCACCAGTCCATCGGCAGCCTCACCCTGCTGGATGACTATCGCCGGTGGCGTGATCGCGTGTTCATCGATGAACTCGCCAAAGCCGAAGCCAACGGTGAAGCTTCCAGTACTCAGGGTGGTTACTACTTCCCCGGTGGCAAGACCAAAGCTGCCAATGGTTCGATCTCGTACACCACTGCTGAGTACGCTGCTGATGTCCAGCAGTTCCAGGTGCGCACCGACCTTCTGACCGTTGTCAAGGACCTGCGCAAGCGCAACGTTCCTACCTTCGCTGATGGTCTGTATCGCTGCATTTGCGATCCCACCTTCATGATGCACCTGCGTCGTGATCCTGATTTCCGTGAGATCGCTCGTTACAGCGGCAACCCTGGCCAAGGCATGTACATGGGCAACCCCATGATGCCTAACAACGCCAGCTTCTACATGGGTCCACAAGCTGGTCAGGGCTACTTCCTGGCTGGTGAGCCTGTGATGCCGACTGGTGTTCAGTTTGAAGGCGTGAAGTTCTTCGAGTCGACTAACTTCCCGACCAAGACTGTAAGCGCAAGCTTTACTGATACTCCTTCCTTCTCTAACCAGGAAGTTGCACAGGGTTATTTCTTCGGTCCTCAGTCGATTGGCGTTGGTATCGGTGGCCCGAATGCGCAGGTGCTCATCAACAACAACGACGACTTCAGCCGTTTCATCATTCTGATTTGGCAACTGTACGCCGGTTTTGAAATCCTGAACAAGGACTTTGTGACCACCGCGTTCAGCTTTGTCCAGGACGACGGCAGCATCTGATAAAGAAAAATAAATCCAATTTAACGGAGAAATAAATGTCTTATTTGTCTTCTAAAAAGATCTATCCAGGCAACTGGACCAACGCTCTGAACGGCTGGTACAAGAACATTGATACCAACGACAACGGTACCAATGATGCTTCCAAGGGCGGCCCCACTTCTGTGCTGGCCGTCCCTGGCTACCGCTATTTCCAGCAGCGTGGTTACGTGGCTGTTGCATGGGCCTCTGGCGATGCTGCAACCAAAGGCCAGACCATGGATGTGATCGTTCCTTCGCCTTACCGCCAGGACGACACCCGCCCCGACATCACTGGCATGGTGATCTCTGGTAGCGCCACCCAGCCTGTTTTCGTGTATCGCGCTGCGATCTCGGTTGCTTCTGGTTGGGGTGACGGTCGTGTTGCTACCGGCGTCTATGCCGCCACCGGTAACGTCATCACTTTCGGTGCTGGTCCTGCTGCTGTGACCGGTGTGGGTGAAGCCATTTCTCAGGCCAACCTCACCTCCACTGTCTCTGGCGACGCTTCCGCCAAGATTGTGTTTGCTGCTGGTACTCAGGCCCTCAGCTCCACTCCCTTCCTGACCGCTACCGGCGCTACCGGTGTTGGTCCTTCGGGCGTGTACAAGGTTCTCAGTGGTACTACCACCTTCAAGGTGTTTGCTCGTGGCACCACCACCGACACCGGCGTGTCTGGTGGCGTGTACCTGGCTGATGCTGATTTCAACGCTGGCCTGAAGGGTTACCTGGTGGTTGAGGTGTGTTACATCCAGCCTGACGAAGCTCCTGGCTACGAAGATATTGAAGAGTATATCCTCGGCCGCACTGTTAGCTGATTAGGTTAAACTAGGACCAGAAATTAAAACATCTGGTCCTTATGCTTTATCAGCACCGCAAAACTGGCGCTCGCGTCAAAGTTGTAAGCGAATGGGATAACGGCGATTGGTTCATGGTTGAAGATCAGGACGGTCGCCTTTATACCGCTTACAAAAATGAATTGACCCCTGATGAAGCTGCAACTAAAAAAGTTGCTACTCTTCAGGTTAAGGATAAGGCAGCCCAAGAAGAGCCTCGTACTTTCCCACCCGAAACACGTTTAAATATCAATACCGCTACCCCGCAAATGATCGCGGATCACATCAAGGGTATCGGCCTTAAGACAGCTCGAGAGATTAAAGATCTTCAGATGTCCTTATCGGGTGAGAAGTTTAATAGCCTTGAGCAGTTAAGACAGATTAAGCGTGTGGACTGGGAGGCAGTCCTTGCAGCCGACTTAATCAGGGTTTGATCCATTCATCACAAGACGAGACCCCTGGGAGACCAGGGGTTTTTTCGTTTTAAAATAAAAAGAAAAAGATAATGGCTGGCATTCAGTATTTTGGGCAAGTCGGATCGACTGGTGTATCAACCGGTCCGCATAAACACGTTTACGTAAAAGAGTTAGCCACAGGCAAATACCTGGATCCAGCAACCATTCGCACTCCTCTCCTTGGTTTGCGTATTGGTGAAAAAAAGATACCTGCTTTAATTAAAACTGCAGACGGAAAGATTGATTTCAATCCAGCAGCAGGCATTACCCTTACATCACGATACGGACCTCGCAATGCGCCAACAGCTGGGGCAAGTTCTTTTCACCGCGGAGAAGATTGGGCTCTACCAGAAGGCACACCTATTTACTACGAAGGTGGCGGTAAATTTATTCCAAAAGCAAATCAAGGCGGCTACGGAAATCTTGCAACGTTAGTAACTGGAGATAATAAATACGAGATTGGCTTGGGGCACATGAAGACTCTTGGCGGCGCTTCTGAATTGCCGCCAACAACACTTCCTGTAGATACTGCAACTTCTACGGCTTCAGCGTCCTCTGGATCTGGAGACGATTTAAATACGTTGATGTCTCTTTTGCAGTTAACTAAACCAAGGCAAAAGACACTGCAAGAATCAATTCTTGAGCAGTCTTTAGGAGAAGCTTTAACACCAAAGCCAAGCATAGCGCAGCAATTCCTCCTGGAATATATGAACTCACCACTACCTGGTGTCGGTTAAATTGATTACTTTATAATTAAACTATAACGAAAGGTAGACGTGCAGTTATCTGACTTCGACAAAAGTAGAGTTAGGTATCACCTGGGCTACTTTACCGTGTCTGTTCCAGCGGGTGATTATGCTCGTTTGGAAGAAGCAATGAATACCATTCCGGATTCATACTTCTACGACAAGGTTGTTATTCAGCTTGGTCGTTGTGATACAGCTGAAAAGAAAACAGAAGTTGCATCAACACCTTCTACGCGAATTGAAAGCATCCTCGGCGACGTGGACCGTACAATTCGCTCTAGTAATGCCAAAGAGGCATTAAAGGTTTGGGATGAGATTTATCTCTACGAAACCAATCGTCTTGCTGGCATCCTTTATGTCCCGAACTACAAGGACCCCTTCCAAGCCAGATACCGTTACGAACGCTCTGGTGCTGAGTTTATTCAAGCTTTACCTGGTCCTGCTGACACTGCAGTGGGCTCTCGTCTTTATCTTCATGAGGTTTGGCGCTAATCATGGCCATTGATATTTTTAAAGCGATTCAAGCTGCAGGTGTTCCATCTCCTTTGTTTCAACGGCAGAAAGCCAAGCCAAAATCTTTTATTGAGATGGCGGCCTCTGCCCCAATGGCAGCTTCTCCACTGTTTAAATTCCCTGGACAGACTGCACCTTATGCTGTGCCAGCGACTGTCCCAGCCGCTCAAGTAGCCACTGGAGCACCAGCCGCCGCAGAACGTGCTTATCAAACAGAAAAGGCTCGTGTTGCACAGATGGCAGCTCAAAACCCAGAACTACAGCGTTACGAAGCAGCACGCAAGATTGCAGCAGCTAAAGGTGCAACGCCTGAGCAAGTGCAGTCTGCAGAAGATCTCGGGATGCAGATGTGGGCTAAAGCCAACCCCACACTTGCAGCTAAGGTAAAGCCTGGGCAGTCTGGATATGAAGCCATTCAAGGGATTGTTGGCCCCAGTGCAGCGTCTGCGTTAAGTAATCAACAAGTTTTAGGTGTCATGAGTTTTGACCCTAATACTGTTTTAACTACAACACAGAACATTCAAGGTCAGTTTCGTCCCAATCAACAACTTACGGATCAAGAGATTCTTGCTGCCATGAGTTTTGATCCTAATGTTGCTATGCGCAGCGCAGCAAACATTGCGTATGCACCAATGTCTGCCGCAGAATCTGCCATGCTCCAAGAGGTGGGCGGTCCCCAAGGTGAGTACATCACTCCCATGGATTCTTTTGTACCACCCGCTCAAAAGCGTCGCGAAGCCAATCAAGCTGCATCTCCGGATGCATTTGCTCGGATTCTTGAAGGAATTCGTTTATATGGTGGGGGTTAATATAAATTGACTGGCGTTGCTTTGCATGTAAGCCCAGCCTGCTGGACAGGAATCCTTGATTCACGGGGGCCAGCGTTGTTGCTTTAAAACCATGATTCTCTGTCCCAATTTTGTTAAACGAACCCTGACTCATCTGGCGGTCGCACTTACTCTTCAAACAGTGTTTATTCCCGGTCTCAGGGCAAGTTCAAATTGGGTAGGAGCATAAGCAGAAAACCATGTCTTACACCAGCGAACAACTTAAAGAGATTGCGAGGGAAAAGGCTCGCACTTACGGTGTAAACGAAGACATCTTTCTGCGTCTTGTAGGAGCAGAATCAGGCTGGAATCCACGTGCCAAAAGCGGTGCTGGCGCCGAAGGTCTAGGCCAACTTATGCCGGGAACTGCTCAAGGTCTTGGTGTAACCAATCCCTATGATCCTGTCCAGAATTTGACGGGCAGCGCCCGCTATCTGAGCCAACAGCTCAAGCGTTTTGGTTCTTACGACAAAGCACTGGCAGCGTACAACGCAGGTCCAGGTAACGTCGAACGGTATGGTGGCATCCCACCCTTCAAGGAAACACAGAACTATGTGAAAAAAATCCTTGGTGGTGCCGATATTGCAGCCCAGCCAAAACCTCAGGTGCAGGAACCAACCACGTCTGGACCACAAGTACAAGATTTTTTGAAGGGGTTTCTTCTTCAAAACTTGTTGATTGGCAACCAAAACGTTGCACCTTCCATTGGCGAGCAGTTACTTAAAACTGCATTCCAACGCCCAATGACTGAGGTAGAGACGGATATCTCAACGGCGTCTTTGTTTACACCAAGGACACAATTTTTGGAATCCCTGACTCAGTTTTGACTTTTAGGCTTCACGTGAGTGGAGCCTTTTTCATTGAGTTTTTTACGTTAGAATTTATTTACAAGAATGCGAAAGCAGTCATAAAACTGCTACATCTGGGAGGTTTATTTTGAGCTCTACTAGTAGCAACAAGCAGCCCCTATTTATCGACCGTCCGTTGTTTGATACGGTACGTGTTACCACTCAGACTGTTGGTAGTCAAGCCAGTAATACGGTATTTGTCCAAGGCGGCCAGGCCCCATCGATTTTGGTGGACATGGACGCTGCTCTTAGTGAAGACAATAACAGCGGTGGTGTTGTTGATTCCATTACGATTGTTCGCAACGATCGCTATCGGGATGCTGATTACACCGTTAACGCCAGTACTTCTGGAACTGTTGTTGCTTTAACAAGTGGTCAAGTTGTTTACGTTCAGTCATCTGCAGTATTGACCAACGGTACGGCCAGTGGTGTTGGTTACTACACCTATACCGGCTCCGGTACGTTGACCGGCGTAAATACAGCCCTTAATTATTCTGGCGCCATTGCCAGTGGCTTCCAATATCAAGGTGTTGCGTACGGCTATCAACCTGCTGTAACTTTTGTTTTTTATCAGACACGTAATACCACCACTCCGATTCCTGCTAGCGGTGATTACCGCGTACTGTTTGCAAAGACAGTACCTGCAAACAGTGGTGTAGTTGACTGCTCAGACGTAATGCCTCAGCTGGCCATTCCGATGCCAAGTGCAGGCAACACTAACGGCTTGGGTCCAAGTGCTCCACTACGCAACAAAGGAATTTACCTGGAACGAGGCGACCGAATTTATGTCGGAGTATTTGCGGAAGGTCCAAACATTTCTGGGTATACACCAGGCGCACATATTTATGCGCAAGGCGGTTTCTTCTGATAAATTGTGACAAAACAAAAGGGCGCATTTGGATCCTTTTCTTCCTTTACTAAGGAAAAAGATAAGGATCCTTTTCGTCTAAAACCAATTACAACTGAGTTTTCTAAAGGATCAATTCCTGATTCACTCAGCACTGTAAATAGAGAATCTGCGTGGTCTAGATGGCGTCGTGGCTACGAACTTGCGACGGCAACTTTTTATGACAACGATTTCTCGTATTCTTTTCAATATCAAATTCCAGTTCCTTCTGGCACGCCAAGTTCTGTCGCTAATCCAAACCCAATCATTTCAGGTGTCTTTGTAGGTTTCCCAACAACAAATAAAGAGTTGGGAATGCATTGGGCTGGATGGCGTTATGCAGGCTCGATGAGGAGCGATAAATTAAAAGATCCGATTACAAATCAGAACCTATTCATTGAATCTATTACAGAAGATGCAACGAATTGGTACGTAAAACTTGCGGGATCCTGGAGCCCAGCCAATCCCCTTCCGCCTCCTTTTTACGTAGCTGTACCTGGTGTTCCAGGGGGATTAAAACCTTTGATCACAGAGATCCTGGAAGATCGTGTGATTACTGTTAACGGTGAAATTATTGATAAGGATACGATTGATCCGACTACACAAAAACGATACGGATACGTACAAGCCGTCCTTACGGCTGTGAATCAGAATACTGGAATTCTCACATTCAAAAAGGCTGGTTCAGTGCAGGTGACACCGGACCAAGAATACATCACACCTTCTCCTGCAAAGTTTACGGTAGGCAGGTACCTTATTACTGGTGCAAGATTTTGTTGTTCATGTCAAGATTTTACACATCGTGATTATTCTTTTTTAACGAATCCAGCTGCGAGCGACAGGAGATTTTTCCCAAGGAATAGTATTGCTTCCGTCAAGCCTGGACGATATGAAGTCACCACACTCAGCGGGGTGGTTGACAACAATGTAATGAACGATGCATCCGTCAATAGAAAGATGGACGTTTATGCCCCTTCGGGATACACTGTTCCATTTTCTCTTTCTACAACAACTAAAGTTGATAATAATGCGGCTCGCGACAATATAGGTGTTTATAGAGAATTTGGATCAACTTATTTAAGAAGTACATCTAATCCAGCCATCCCTGGTGCAAAAGCAGAAGGAATGCCTGGTTATAACGATTACACCACAGAGCAAGGAGTAATCACATCTATTACAGACAACTGGACTCCCCTGCTTGATGAAATGCGTTACTGCAAGCATATCTATGCGCTTAAGTTTAAAGACAATACGTTTCCTCCAGAGCCTTCTGATTTCCCCGTGCAAATAGGAAGCATGGCAGCATGGGAACAAAAACTTGTTGTAAATACAGAAAATGAACAGAAAGAAGCAGTTTCCTTCTTGATGACGAAGAAATCCCTGGCGGATATGGACGTACCGCCTTACAACTGCCAGAGTCCCATGATGATGCCAATGATGCAGAAGCTTTTCAATGTTCCTGCTGATTTCATTGTCATGAGCGGGTTTACCATGTTTGACAAGAATGGTCAACCCTATAAACCTTAAAGTTTTAAATAAAGTATACTTATATTAAGTCTCATGAGACTTGTTAGGAATTCCTTAAGAAGCGGCGACCAGTGATCTACGATTCCTAGGTTCTGGGGACGCAGCTCATCTCAGCCATGACTCAGACCATCCCTGTGGACCAGCGGATTGTAGATTCGTATTTTCAGCTTGATAGCCAGCGCAGTAATAAAGGTGCTGCCTGGCTGTTCGGTATGATTGCAACCTACGGCATCAAGCCAGAAGATCTTTCATCCTTTGATTGGGGGCCAGGCAACACCCTGGTGCTCACAACTAAAAAGCGTCCGATTAGCCCATTGCATCCGCAATGGGTTGTTTTGTTTAACTTACAAAAAAAGCGGCCTTGCGAAATGCATGACCGCTTAGGTTCCCTCGCTCCTCAACTGTATCGTCTGATGGCTCACCAGGCCATTGACGTTAATGTGACAGATTTACTGTTGGCATATAGCATGCGCAAAAAGCATTACAAATCCATCAAGCAGCGCCCGCCAGCTCTTCTTGCTTGCGTAGGTGCTTCCTGACTGCCCCTACATTCCAGCGATAACCGTCCCTAGAGCGAGTCTCAGGGAAGGCAGCGAAGTGCGGGCCAAGCTTTAGCGTCCCATCATCACGCATGCGAAAGAGCTCCTTGCGGTCAATCCCAAGGAGCTCTTCTGCTCGTGCGACGGAGACCCAACCTTTGCTTTGAGCCATGACGTAGATGTCAGGGTGAACAACTCTCGTACAGTAACGGTTCAGGACCTCGAGTCAAGGGTACTTATACTTTTTTAAGGCCAAGGTGAAGTTCTGTAAAGCCTAAAGAAATTAGAATGAGTTAACGGCTGCTAAAGAGTATGTATTACAGCGAGCATGAGCCCATCGCCTTACTCGTTGAAGTTACTCCAAAATTAGCAAAGAAACGATTTAGAGACGAGATTTATAAATCCTGGAACCACGAATGCGCTTATTGTGGTGATGGCGCCACAAGTTTGGATCATGTCATCCCTCGTCATAAGTCTGGCGAAACAACACGTAAAAACTTAGTGCCAGCGTGTCGACGGTGCAATGCATCCAAGGCTTCCTATAAGTTACATGAATGGTATTTACAACAAGATTTCTTTTCCAAAGCTAGGCTCAATAGAATTGAAAGATGGATTGATCAAGATCCTTTCCAGGTATTGAATTGGGAAAGAGAGGGAAACCATTCTTTAGTTCACTTTAATTATGTCGGACAAACCAAAGAAGGCTGTGGCTGCAGCCAAGCGATACCAGAAGGACAAGATGGCGTGTAACAAACCACAACGCACTCCTGGGCATAAAACCAAAAGCCATATCGTCAAGGCTTGCGAGGGTGGAGAAGAACGCATCATTCGGTTTGGGCAACAAGGTGTAGAGGGTGCAGGCAAGAATCCACAGAGCGAGAAGGATAAAGCGCGTAAAAAGTCTTACTACGCTCGTCATAACGCTCAAGATCCTAATCCAGATAAGATGTCAGCACGGTATTGGAGTCACAAGGTTAAGTGGATGATCTTAAGTGGTATGATAATCCCAGAGTTGCTTCACGCATGTCTTCACGTTGGAACTACATTGACGTAAAGTGCACAAGTTGCGACACGGAAAGTTGCATACGCATTGATCAATACAATCGCAAGGGAAAACAGTGGACGTGTCGTTCATGTGCTTTTTCTGGACGAAAATTGCACGTCAAAAATCCTTCAGCAAAACATGATCCTCAAAAAACAGGGGCTTGGAAAAGTTATTGGAGGGCCAAAAAACGAGTCAGTGAAAACCATAACGGCGCATATGGAGATGTATTGTTTAAATTTGAAAGTTTTGATCAGTTTTGGAATGAATTGGGAGAAAGGCCTGAAGGCAAGAGTTTAGATCGAATAAATCCTTGGGGTCACTATGCGCCAGGTAACGTAAGATGGGCTACACATAAAGAGCAATGCAATAATAGAAGAAAGAAAAGTGCCGTTCAAAAGTAAAAGGTGAAGTGGTAATGAAATTAGCAGGCAAGTACAGCACTGGTTACACACCAGAAATTTTTCCAAATCAAAACGTCATGCAAGCAATGGCAGCGCAAACAAAAAATCCTGAACTAAAGAATGCTTTTCTTGATTTTCAGTATCCGTTTCGACATGAAGATTTGATTAATTCTGAATACTCTCCTGAAGTTAAGCAATTGATTTTGGACGCTGCCACACGGCAAAACTACCGCTAAACTGCTTACGTCAACCCCATTCCATCATGGCAAAACCCAAGTCAAGCGCATCCATCAAGATTGAGTCCAAGCCTAAGAAAACAAGACAAGGCCAGGGATTGCACTCCTTGCCTAATCACGGACGCAAGAAAACTCGCGGTCAAGGCAAGTAAAATCTGTGTATGATTGGGGGTAACTTAGTTACCCCTTATGTCTGATTTTTCTAGTGCAATTGAATTAATCAGGAAGTACGAGGGGTATAACGAAAAGGCATACCCCGATCCTTCTACAGGTTCCGAACCTTACACCATTGGTTACGGCACGCAGTATTACCCAGACGGATCTCCAGTCAGGCGCGGACATCTCTGCACAAAACGCAAAGCCCTGGAGTATCTGTACCATGAGTTGGAAGTGCTTGATACTGAACTCAAGCGATTAAATCTTGGCCTGGATGATTCCATGCACCAAGCGTTAATTTCTTTCATTCATTCGGTTGGCTGGAATTCTTTCCTGTACAGCAACATCATCGACTGCCTGGAACAAGAGGACTGGCGTGGTGCCAGCGAAGAGATTCCTAAGTGGATTTTTGATCAAGATCACAAGATGGTAGGAGCCCTTCTGCATCGTCGCCAGGAGGAAGTCTCGTTGTTCTTGCGTGAGATCAACGACAGCGCCTGGGTTTCAACAGAGATCCTGCTGACTGCCTTCCGCAACTACTCTGCGGCTGCTCACCAGGTGCGCGCCATCCGCCTCCTGGAGGAGGCTGTCAACCCTTATACTCTGTCTGAGTTTGCTAACAATTTCAGAATTGAAGAGGATCCCTGGACCGCGACTGAGTTTGATGATTTTGGCCTAAAAGGCATCTGCGACATTTAGCTCTAGAATAGTTTTAATTGAAGCATGCGATCAGGAATGGACAGATCGGTTGAACCTCGTGAGTTTGAGCTTCCTTTAGAGCTTCAATTCTCAATGCGCAAGGCCGAGTTGCAAGCGCAGGAAATGACATGGGAACAACTCTATGGTGCGCTCCTAAACCTGTACCACCAACGTCTCATGGAATGGTACGCTGTTAAGTCCTTGATGGCCGATGAGAATGTCAACATTGAATGGGATTACCCTACAGATATAGAGCTTGCGGAGTTGGCTATGGCATGCGTTTATGAAGATGATGAAAATGAAGATGAGGAGGATGATTTCCAGCCTTTTTAAAATGTTGACTGTTCTAAATAAAGGATTGCTTTTTGCAAAATAGCAATATCATCATTGGCTTGCCCCAATAATGAGTTGCATTTAATACAGAGCAATCCTCTTATTTGATTTGTGCGGTGACAGTGATCAACGGAGAAGGTATTACGTTGCTTCCCAGGAGAGGTTGTCTCGCAGATTTTGCATTTTCCTTCTTGTTTACTTAATAGTTTTTCATACTCGGCGGATGTTAATTCATACCTTTTTTCAAGATGCCAACTTCTTTGATATTCCGGATAGCGTCTTTTGTTGTTATTTTTTCTTTTCTTTTCATGCGCTTCTTTAGTAAGCCATTGCTCAACATAAAAGCCATCTTTCTTTTTTCTATGTGTTTCGTAAGCCCAGAATAATCGCCCATCCTCACGCTGATCTCCACAGCGAAAAGGTAATCCAGTGATTGGATTGATTCTTTTCATTTTTGCTCTTGAATCAAGAGGAGGCGATCCAAATACCACTGAGCCTTTAAAAGATCTGTTTTTCCTCCTTTATGACGCCATCTCCATAAATATTTAACGCAATTTCCACGGAGATAACCTTCGTATTCTTCAAGTGTTAATTGAGCTTCAATTGCTTCAATGCACTCAATCCCACCACCGTCAGTGTAATGAGGTGGGTGATTAACTTGATCTGCCTGGACTACAGGAGTTTCTTCTTTTACGGCCCAGGGTACAGGGCATACGCCACCAGGGCAATCACTCACTTCTTCTACCGGAGCAAACCACGTCGTTTGGCCGACAGAAGGCGTTCCGTCTCCTCCGGCTCCTCCAGTTCCAGCACCAGAGCCTTGGGACGTGGTGATGCCCCCATCGCCAGGCCCTCCTCCATCGAAGGAATGTAACCCGTCATTCCAGGACGTGCCCCCTCTAGTTCCAGGCTCTGTCTTGGTATCCCCTCTTCGCATAATGTCAGTCCACGATTGTACTGGTCATACAATGGTACATCATTTTCTTCGTTGTCGAGATCAGCGCCGAATGTCGCCTGGCTCAAGCAGCGACACATGACCTCGTCAATGATGTTTTGACCAAGGCCGTCGCGGTAATCAGCAAAGTTATGCATGGAAATATCTTGGCCTAAATTGCCTCGATTACAATATTAACATGGCAAGATTCTATAACCCACGCAGAGAAAATATTGATCAACCGGTGGATACACCAGTTGGCTACAGAGGCCGTGTTCAATATGACCCACGGCAAGATTCTGGTTCATCCGGCGGTGAAGTTACCGACTTAACCCCAGAGCGTCAATATGACGTTGACTTACGGCGCTTGGACTCAGGCGAACGTGCTACCGCTGGAGCGGCTGACACAGAGAATGCGGTTCAGCAAGGACGTGTTTCAAGATTTTTAAAAGCATCCCGCCTGGCAGAGAAATATAAATCACAAGCGGACACCCGCTACCCAAACATTGGGACATCGGAACGGCGGTTGCCTGCCTCCAGAGGGGGCGTCGTCCTCCCGAGCCTGGGAGATGCTCCTGGAGCAAGGGGCAGTGTTAACTACCCCAATAAACCCCAGCCTCGAACAGGTAAGCCCTACAACTGGCTTGACGTCTTCAGTTGATCAAACTTTGCTAAAGACAACTTCAGGGGCCTGGTTCTGATACTTGCCCTTACGATCTTGGTAGCTGACTTCGCAGGGGTTGCCGCGGTAGAACAGCAACTGGGTGACACCCTCATCGGCGTAAATGCGATTGAAGAGTCCAGTGCAATTGCTGATCTCCAGAGTGAGGTAACCTTCCCAACCGCTTTCGGCCGGTGTGATATTCACAAGAATACCGGAGCGGGCATAGGTTGATTTACCAACTGCAACCACGGTCACGTCACGCGGCAGCTTAAGGCGTTCACGGGCAACTCCCAAGCAGTATCCATAGGGCGGCAGGAGAAAATAACGTCCTTTCTCGTCTTCTAAAAGTTCAGCATTTGTTAAGATTTCAGGCTTGAAATCTTTAGGGTCGCATTCACCTTCTGAGATGCGCCCGAAGATAAGGCACTGCTCTGGAGACAATCGAATGTCGTATCCATAAGAGCTGAGGCCGTAGCTCAGGATGCGACGACCGTTTTCCTTGCTAACGAGATGGTCCTGGAATGGGACAATCATCTCCTCTTCTTCTGCAAGACGACGGATTTCTTTATCGCAGAGAACGCTCATAGATCCATGAAAGCTTTTTCAATATAGATCATTCAGCAAAGAACGCGACCTTTCTGAGAGTAAATATCAATGAATCGCTGGGTAGCCTCCTCCACATTATGTTTTGGTTGTAAGTACACCAAAAAGGAAGTGCATGTGTTATGTCGTTTGATGCCCTCATTTGTACGTGCAACCAAGCTTGGTACAGTTCTAAGAATGCAAACAGGAAAATCAAAGAGTCGTTGTTCGTAACGAAACATGTCAGGACAGTTGGAGAAATACAATCCCTCCTCTATTTCGTTATGGAACCAAGCTTTGAATAAACGTCTGAACCACACAGCATGAGACGATGTCAAGGTCGCCGAACAAGCTCGTGTCATCTTCCAGCGTTCGTTCTTTTTATCCCAAAAGTACGTCCCGCTGGGAGGGAATAAGTAGACCTTGCCAAACCAGTCCTGGTCATTCAAGCCATCATCGCTTGGAGTGTAATAATGTTTTGCATTGACGTATTCGTTAGCAAACGCTGAACTTGCCACATCCAGATCGATGTGTCCCATTAGACCATGCGCAGAAGCGACGAGATCTGAATTGGTCACCAACTCCAAATCTTCGCGACGCATGCCGCTTTTAGTAATAGCCATTACTTCTCAGTCACTTTGTTGTAATCGATTTCAAAATAACGGATGCCTTCTTCATCATTAATGACGTATCCGGCTTTTTCTGCTGGATCAATCTTTTGTGCAGCAGATAAAATTCGCCTAAAACTCTCAGCAAGATCTCCGTCGTTGTTCCGTTCACACTCCTCTTGAGCAGAGTGAATCTCTTTAAGCGTCCAAAAAAACATTGAACGTTCTTTATTTTTAGGCTGAAACACCATCACGCCAGGCCCCTCTGCTTCCCATAATTTGCAGTAGTGCTGGCCCATGTCGCCAAGAATTAAACGCACAGTAACGTCTAACATCTTGACTTTAGTATCGTCCATGTCAGGACCAATTGCTTGAGCAATTAATTTTTCTCGTCTATTCATTGGAATTCAATCCTTGTTTTTGTAAGACCTCTTGAAGGCGAGGGAGAGGTTGATAAATAACGACTAGCTTACCAAGAATGCCACGTTTTTTAACGAGTTTCCCTTGGTCATCACGAAGTTTGTCAAACTCTCCAGATCTGATTAAGTACTCAGCCACGCAACGTAAACGCCTTTTCAGAGGCAACTCAGCTGCTGGAAATTTATTACAAATTGTATCTGGTTGCATATCTTTGAAAGCAACACGCAATCGATTTGCCAGGGTCATGTTGGAGTTGACGTCCTCTTCTTCGTAGTTACGAATAACTTCCAGATAACGACGCAAGCAACCGTCGTCAAATGAGCCTTCAGGAGGAAGAAAACATTCCACTTGGAGCGCCAAGGACACAGGGAGAAGCACCTGGTAATTTTCAAGCGTTACTTCCTGTATTGAAAATGTTTCAAATCGATGTGCCAGGGGTATCGTCTTCTTCTGCATTTGATTCTTTGTTTAATGAGGCAAGGTAAACATCAAGCGAATGTTCGTTGTATTTATAGAGCTGTTGGCTGCTTCTATCTTTGAACTGCTTGAAATTAAGTTCTTCGTTTTTACTGAAGGAACGGACGAGATGGTTCCACGGAATGCGAAGTTTGTTTCGACTTTTGTGTCCAGGATTGATATTGACGTAATGAACGCCTTCTATCCAGCCTTTCCCAGATTTGTTTTTTTTGCCAACGGCGATCCAGTTCCGGATCGTTTGATCTGTGACGCCAAGCCGTCTGGCACACTCTTCTGTGGAAATGTATTCATCAGCGTACGCCTCTGGATTGGGGCTGCCTTTTGAATCTGCCCCTTCCTGGAGCGCCCAAATACTTGCAAGAATATTGCGAATTCCTTTTAATTCGTATGCAATATCTTCTAGGCCCTTGCGAATTCCGTAAGTCATACCTCAGTCGTTTTGCGTAAATGCTAATGTATTTGTACAAGTTTTGTTATGCCCATGGACGAACAAGTCCAAAATAGTGTTCCACAAGAGTTTCAAGCGCCAATGAAACTTTCGTCAGAACAAATTGAAATGCTGAAGGCCGTTGCCAGGGAGCGGGCAATTGCTCAGGCAGCAGCGGAGCAACCTCTCCAGCCCCAGCGTTTTGCCGCCCCTCCTCCGTCTATTGTTCCACCACAGCAACAACAAGAGCCAAAGGTTATTTACCTTCGCCGTAACTTTACGGTTGCGGAGGTTCTTTTGGTCCTTCTGATTTCTTGCGGAATTGTTGCAGGTGTACAAGCCTTATGGGGACTTGGATCTCGTATATTACCTCAAGTTGAAATAAAGGTCAAATGAAATACAGCAAACCTAAACTATAATTTTAGTTATAAGGTTTGCGGGCGTATACGTGGCCAACAGGCGGATTTCAGATCTACCAGCAATTACTTCGGTTGGCATCTCTGATGCCGACCTATTTACTATTGTTGATGTTTCAGAGGTTGATCCTGGCCTAAAGAACAAGAAGTTTACATTTGCAGAACATAAGACATATTTAAATAACTACTACCTTCAACTCAGCGGTGGAACCATTGTCAATGATTTAATTATTGGCGATGATCTAAATGTTTCTGGAGATTTGACAGTCGCCCAGAACATGGCGATTGCCGGTACTGGTACATTTGGAACCCTGGTTATTAGTGGGTTTACAAGCACTGGTATTATCAGTGGCGTAACCATTACAGGCACCAATATTCTTGGTGTCAATGTCAATGGTAATAACGCTTATTTTGCTTCTCTCCAGGCACCCACAGCAGCATTGGGTGCGGCAACTGCAACCTCTTTGAGTGGTGGCACGATCACCGGCAACACGATCGCCGCTAGTGGCATTACCGGTCAAACAATCACGGGTAATGTCATCAATGGCCTTAACATTAGTGGCACGACAATCACTGGCGTAACAGGTGTTTTCACAACGTCTGTTTCTGGTTTATTAGTCACCGGTGATACGGGAAGTTTTTCTAATATCACCGGCATTTCTGGAACATTCACCAGTCGTTTATCTGGTGCTGTTATTACAGGTAACACCGGTTTATTCTCCAGAATTACTGGCGTATCTGGGGTTTTTACTGATCGTGTTTCAGGCGCTCTTGTTACCGGTGTAACAGGACAATTCACTCAACTCAATGCAGTTACCGGTCAATTCACTGTTGCATCGGGTGCCACTGTCACTGGAACAACTGGTGCATTTACGACGATTACAGGTCAAAACATTTATGCAGGCATTGCCGTTTCCGGAGAAACAATCAACGGAACCACAGGCGTTTTTGTAGATCTTGTTGCTAATAGTGGTACTTTTTCCGGCCGCGTTTCTGGCGCAGTCATCACTGGTGTAACCGGTTTATTTACCGTTGTCAATGCCGGTGGTATTACTTCGACTGGCACTATTAGTGGGGCTACGGTAACAGGTGCAAGCGGTCGATTCATCACACTGACTGCACAGACAGGTGTCTTTACTGATACCATCTCCATTCCTTCAATTACAACAACGGGCAATCTGTCTGCCAGTGGTGATTTAATTGTTAATGGAAGTGGTTACATCAGTTCTGGCCTGGTCGTTTCCGGAACAATTTCAGGTAACACGGTTACAGGTCAAACGTTTATTTTTAACACCGCAACCGGATCTTCATTAAACGCTACCGGTCTAATCTCGGGTGTTTTAATTACAGGCAATACGATCCAGGTAACGTCACTAACTGGTGTTACCGGTGTATTTAATACAGTCAGTAGCGCTGTCATTACTGGGGGTACAGTCTCCGCCGTAACTGGTTCCTTTACGACTGGTTTATTTTCGTTTGTTTCAGGTAACACAATTACAGGCGCAACAGGCACATTTGTAGCAGTTACAGCAGTCTCTGGCACCTTCACCAGTCGAGTTTCTGGTGCAACTGTTACAGGCAACACCGGTTTATTTGGAAACCTAAGTGGTGTTTCTGGTGTTTTTAACGTGCTGTCCGGTAGCTCAATTACCGGCAACACAATCAGTGGCACTATCGGAACTTTTAATACAATCAATGCAACTACAGTTAACTACACTTCAACGGCAACTGGCAACATCGTTGCAAGTGGCAGCGGTATCTTTAACTCGGGTCTTTTAACCAGCGGTAATCTTTTTGTTTCCGGAAGCGGAATCTTTGGCTCTGGTGTTCTTACGTCAGGTGCATTATCAACTAAGAGTGGTGTACGTTGGCTTGATGCAGATGAAAGTAATTGGGTTGCCTTCCAGGCCCCTGGAGTAGTCCCAACCAACGTTACGTGGGTTCTTCCTTCGGGAGATGCTACAACTTCTGGCTATGCCTTGATCAGTGATGCGTCAGGTAATTTGACGTGGGGGAACGTTTTATTAATTTCAGGAACAACTGTTACCGGTCAAATAACCTTTGCAAGCGGTTTTGTTTCTAGTGGACAGGCAACATTTGTTAGCGGATTTGTTTCGTCTGGTACGGTCATTTTTGCAAGCGGTTTTAGTTCTAATTTGCATGCCACTTTTGGCATGCAATCAGCTTTGCGTTTTGCAGATGCTGATTCTAGTAATTGGGTTGCATTCCAAGCTCCTGCTACAATAGGAAGTAATGTTACATGGACGTTACCTTCTGGTGATGGCACTGCTAATCAGAACTTGAAAACTGATGGGTCTGGCAACCTAAGCTGGGCAACAAATTCATCTATTACAAAAGGAATGTCTTATTTTTACGCAGGTTTTTAATTGGGAGGTATAAATGGCATCCGGAACATTAGGTCAAGCAGCACCAGCTGCTTTTACAAATACAACGGTTTATACTGTTCCTAGTGGTAAAACTGCTACGGTAAACATTAATGTTGTGAACCGTGGCACGGATGCCGCACTTGTTCGAGTAGCTGTTGCAGCCTCTGCCACTCCCACGAACAGTGAATACCTTGAATACGATGCAGCTATACTACCAAATGACGTTTTAGAGCGTACGGCAATTGTGATTAGTGCGCAAAAAAATTTGGTGGTATATGTAGATACCGCCGATACAAGTGTAAATGTTTACGGGTTTGAGGAGTAAAAATGGGACGCTACGCTACTAGATTTCAGGCAGGCGGTTCAAATACTGTTGGTGCTACGTATACCGCAGCAGCGGGTGGTAGCAACTCTAAGCTTTTTGTTGCTGCAAACGGACAAACGTTATCACGTGCTCAATATCCTGCATTAGCTGCTTATTACAGCGGACAAACTCAATTCGATTCTTTAACTATCAATGGAACAGTTACCGGTGATAGCGCCGGTGATTTTATTGCAGGCGTAAGAAGCAGTAGCCCACGTTCTAATTTATTTGGAGGAGGAGAACAGGCTGCTACTTTTAGTGGTTTTACTCTTTACCTACAGAATACACGCACGTATTCAGATACGAGCTCCTCCGGTAACGTAGATACTTATAGAATTTGGTATACGCAAAACGGAATTGATTGGAAATTAATTGAGCCCTTCTTAACTCCTTTTACAGACGCATCATTTATTACAACTTCAAGCGCTGTTTACATTTGTCATTCGTCAGGTCTTTACAAAACAACTGACGGTTTAAATTACACGAGCGTGTATTCAGCGGCGGCCGGCGTTCGTGGTTTAGCAGAGTTAAATGGTGTAGTTATTTTCTGCACTGGTGGAACAGGCGTTTTAACAACGACCGATTTTAGCTCCATTACCGGGTACGATATCACTGGTTTTACGCCACAAAGCATTGTTAATTACAGTGGCGTTTTATATGCTTTTCAGTCCAGCGTAACTGGAGTACAGTTCTCAACAAACACTGGACAAACATGGAGCGCAGCTACCAGTGGTTTGGCAGTTGCAGCGGGCGCAGGAAACTGGGCTCGAGTTATTAACAATATTGTACTTGTCTCAACTCCTGGAACAGGAGCACTGTATCAATACTCGACAAATCCAACAGGTACAACCAATACATGGACGGCGCTCTCTACTAATAAACCAACGCAAGCATTATACGGAACGCACTTTGTTTATGACAGTACGGCTAATGTATTAATGTGCGCTTGGCAGCATTTAATTGGTGCCAATACAACATCAGGTGCTATTTTTGGTTACCGCGTTACAGGGGTTACAGGTTCTTCAGTTGCGTATACTGGCCTTGTTTTTAACGTAGGTTATCAAAACAGCACGTTTAGCGGGCAAAGGGCATACCCATTTATTGTTAACACAGGAAATATTAAAGCTTTCTACAACGATAATATTTTTGCTTATCAACCTACGGGTGCGGATTGGCAAGGTGAATACAACGTTAATTTGTCAGGCGCTGTAAATTTAAGCGGTTTGCTTTCTACTCCATTTTTTCCTTTTGGAGATAGTTATGCAAATGGCTGGGGAAGAGTAGGGACAACAAATTCAGGCCGACGTTATATTATTAAAGGAACCAATGCAAATGTAAACAATAATCATGGTTATATTTCTTATCTCTCAGTACATGTAGAAGAAAGTGGATTCTTTAAACCACTTTATGGTGTATCTGGGACGGTAACTGGTGCCACGGCGAATATTAATCGCACCACTGGAATTTACTCTTCAAGTAATAATACTTGGAATCAAAGCATGACTGTAGCGGAGGCATCCGGGCAATATATTGTTGCCTGGCAATCTGCTGAAAGATCAGGTATTTATTACAACAGGTATAACCAATCAACAAGAACTTCAAGCGGCGATTTCTTGTTTGCCTCTGGTCTGGGAACAACTTCCACGGTTGTGACTGCTGGAGCAACAAAAAATGATGGGATTTATATTATTCCTACCGGACTTAATACAACGCAAACGGGCGCTTTGATCCAAGCAAGTGGCGCGCCTCTCACTTTTACTTACAATGTAACAGGAATTGTATCAGGAGGTTTGTTCCCTGGGATTATTCAATTTTCAGACGTTACTAATGAAGTTATAATCTCAACACATACAACAGGAAGCGTAACCGGTGTATCTCTTATTATTTCCGGGGGGAAAGTAGTTTCTCGGAGTACCTATACACTTTATAATTCCACTGGTGGTGTTGTCAGCACATTAAGCGGCACTTATGTTCTTAAATCTCAAAATGCTTACTATGCCATTGACGTTAGTGGGAACATATACAAAGGAAGCAATCCAAGTGCGTTGACTTTTTATAGCAGAAGTGGACCATATCCAACTGGTTTGACAGGCACTTTCCAGCGTTTCCGCGAATTTGGGGAAACAAAAATTGTAGGACCTTTATTCTTTGATAATGAATATGGAATGATAATTACACAGCCGTTGCGTAATACATTACATGTCGGCGGAATAGCAGTTTTTCCAGAAATTTTCTCTCAAACACCTACTGACTATTTATTAGCAGTTAATGGCACTACTAATTCTTTAAGATTTGCAGGTGCCGGAACCGGTTCATTTATTGTCCCCAACATTCCAGTTTCTTCTACTGGAGAAGCTAAATACATTATTGCAAGGTAATTGAAATGCGTATTCAGACAGTTAATGACAGCGTCACGGCAATTGATTTTAAATTGCTTTTTACTTCAACGGAACGTGTGCAAGCTAGAGAATTAGCTAAAACGGATTCCATTGTTGCAGACATGTTTGGATTACTTGACGACCCACGGACGCAATCAGTCAGTTTAGTCATGCCACAAATTATTTCAATGTTAGATTATTTAGTGGCGCAAGGAATTTTAACCGCAGAACGTAAGCAACAAATTTTATTAGCTGACGCTCCGGACAGTGAGACTTCTTTTATTCCACCCCCTAACACACCTCCAGCATAAAGGAGAAAAGAGATGGCAATTAAATTAACTGATGTTGCCATTCACTTCAAAAACTTAGACCATCAAGTTGAAGCGTTAAATTATTTACAAGCAAACGTTCCAGCGGATGTGTTAAGCGCTTTTGAGGAGAAGTGGCGCACACCTACTGCGCCAACCTCACCGCCCGTCAACAAACAGGACAACACCTGGGACGGTGTATACCAGATGGCCCAAAAAGCTGGCGCCAAATTCCCAGAGGTTGTATGTGCTCAATGGGCTCTTGAATCTGGTTGGGGCAAACACGTCTCAGGTAAAAATAATTACTTTGGCTTGAAGGGGTCAGGCTCGAGTGTTAATACACAAGAGTTTATTAACGGACAATGGATAGATATCAAAGCAGGTTTTATTGATTTCCCCGATATTGCAACGTGCATTGCATATCTTGTTGATCGTTGGTACAAAGATTTTGGCCGGTTTAAAGGTGTTAACCGTGCCAAGACACGTAATGAATGTGCTCAACTTTTGGTTGTTGAACAATACGCTACTGATCCTGATTACAGTACAAAATTAATTCAAATTATGGACCGGGAGATTGGTACTCCTGGTAACGTTGAAAAGAAGCCAGAAACAACAAAAGAAGAACGTTTTAATCCCTGGAGCCCATTCACCTATAAAGTTACACCTAATATTACGTACGGAGAACTCACTCTTAACCAAGAAGTACGTCGTTTTACTAAGCAATATCAATGTGATACAGCTTTAGAACTGTGTAAATTTCTTGAAAAAGTTAGAGCGGCTTTTGGAAATAAACCGTTAATTATTACAAGTGCTTCTCGCCCTGAACCCATTAATACTCAAGTTGGTGGTGCCAAAAACAGTGAACACACTTACGATGCTCCTTCAAAAGGAGCTATTGACTTTTATATAGAAGGTGCCAATATTTATGTTGTACAAGATTGGTGTAACAAAAATTGGCCGTACTCCTTGGGTTATGGTGCGTTAAAAGGTTTTGTGCACCTTGGCATCAGAGAAAGCAAGCAGCGTATTCGCTGGGATTACTGAGATGAAAAAATATAAAGAGCCTTACATTAGGGTTAATATCTGCTGGGAAATTGGAAAAGAAAAAAAGTGCGCAACCCTGTCAAAAGAACAGGCTTACGCAACAAGAGATTGGGTAGAAAAAGAAGGCGGAGTTTGTTTTTGGTTTCAAGCCCTGCCAAATTAACGCTGCTTGGCGCGACCAACCACTAAACCACAGATTTCAATCAAACGATACAATTTCCGAACTGCAAGATCATCTTTGGGTGTTGGGGTGAGTGCGCAGATGGCAGAACATGCTGCATGGATGGCCAGTGCAACTTCTAAATAACGGTTAAAATCATGCATGATCATCTCCAGATCTTTTTACATTCTAATTGTTGATCCAAAGTATTTTATTTAATCTTCATAAACACGGCAGCTGCGCTCCCAGGGATTTTGTTCACAGTAGTTTTTGAAGCGTTGCGCTGTTGGTAGCGGCTTACCCAGATGAAAACGCCTTGATAACTTACAGATAAACCAGTTGTAAAACTTAATCACGGCACTGTAGTCAAGGGAACAAGAAAAGAAGGAAAACGGTCATCCGCCTGGTGCTCACGATCCCATGCTGTTTGCCATTCACTTAAAGAATGATCGTGAGAATCTTGTCCTTCATAGAATTCGGAATGATCATTAAGAATTGAGTCACCGTTCTCTAATAAGATTAATCCATAATCTTCAAGAAGCAAATCAAAGTCAGCACTTGGAAACTCAATAACAACGCCAACTTCATAATCAATAGGTTCATTGCGTGTAGCAGATACACATAAGAGATAAGTTCCAACGGATAGAGGATAGTAGCGTTCATCCCCTTTATCCAATCGATTGGGATCAAAGGTGTTGTATAGGTCAGATTGAGCATTCATCGTATGCCCAACATAAGGGTTATAAACTTTGTTATCAATTGTTATTGTGATGCTGTCATCTTGAAAGATACCTCGTCCTTCAATGGGATTTAGGTTGAGGTCATACATTGAGACGTTGATATATTTTGGACGTGGCCCACCTTTTGCAACAATGATCCAAGCTTTTTGTGTAATCGTAAAACTAAACCAATGATTATATGCGCCACCGCCATAACCACCATTGGAGAGTTGATTTGTATCACGACGGCCAACGACTTGATTTTTAGGGCCAAGACTTCCTTTTAAATTACGCAAAGAAAGCTGGCTAAATTGACCCATATTCAATGGGTTATCTTGCGTGCGTTGCCTTTGAATATCTTGATTACGAGCCATTTATTATATTTGGACCAATCAATCTATTCTACTGGTCTGGTATTTCTGGATTTTCTGGAAATGTAATTGTATTAAGGAAGGAACGATTAAAAGTTAAGGGTTGTTCTTTATGTTTTCCATAGACCATGAGCTTCTCGGCTTGGAATTCAAGTTCAAATGGATGAATTGTTTCAGGTGCAAACAATTTATTCCAACTTGAAACCATGTGCAAAGGATTGCCACAGCGAGGGTTTCCGCATAGACGTGTTGTTACCATTCCCCCCACGTCCCCCCAGGCACAGTTGTATATTGCTTTATGAAAGCTTAAGTTTTCAGACTTCTGGTGACTGTAAGCAGAGCGATAAGAAGGCATGCAAACACGCTTGGGGCTGTAAGCGCCAGGAGAATCGATGGGCCAGCACTCCTCCATGGGACCTATGGTTATTTTTTTCCAGAGTTTTTCATACTTAGCTTTGTATTCAACATGAAGATAATTGATATCAAATCCACAGATATTAGATTGGATTTTGTGAACGCAGTGATAACACCAGTTATCTGTTTGATCCCTGATTACATGACCATGAGGGCAAACAAAACCTCTGTAATAACCAGCGGTGTTTAATTGATCATCATCAAGATTATCAATAGAAGGAATGAAGCGAAATTTAACAGCTTCAATTAACTTTTTCTCTGATCTATGAAGGTTAGCCATTAGGAAGCAAGGGAAGAATAAGATTCAGACTCCGCTTGAGCGGATAATTTTTTGAAGTATTTTTTGCTAGCAATCAGCTTTTTGCGATTATCTTTATCTTTATTTAAGGTTTCGTGAAGGATATCGGTTTTTACCGGATCAACACCAGTACGTAAGTAGTACACGACTCGGTGAGCGAGGTAGACCACGTTGTCGATACAGACCATGTAGTAACCAGTGGTCTTGTTAAGGCGTCCCGCCTGGCTTCCAGCAGGGTTACAGGCCTTTTTTACGCGCCACTCGAGCCCACTGGGGTACTGGTCGGACAACAGGAGCAGCTCTTCCACCCTCCAGAGGGGCGGCATTTCCTTGTGGTTGTGGGACATCGGACCCTCTGGGACTGAAAAACATAGTAATAGGGGTCCCAGGGGACGTCAAGGGTGCGTAAAAAACTAAGAATAAGTCTTTTTATTCTTTATATCTAGTTAAATGACGCCGCTTGACCAAAGTGTACGTACTTTATTTCTCTTTGCTTTCTCAGCGAACTTTTCAACATTACACCCTTTATCCAAACTGTCATTTGCTCTAAGGGGGGATTAGGCGGGACCCTATTCTCTGTTCTTACGCACCGCAGTCAAGTCTTATGTTGAGACTGCGCACACAAAAAAAGGGAGCTGCGTCCAACAGCTCCCCACCAGGTCCATCTCCTTGGAGACTCTACGCCTTACTTGCGACCGTAGTCGTCACTAAGGCGGGTGATGTCCTCTTCGTACAGCTGGGAGCCCCTCTGGACCTCGATCAGAGTGAGTTCAGCGTCCCCAGCCTCGAGGCGATGGATCTGACCTTTGAGGATGTGAGCGTTAGTGCCGGGGGATGCGGGGAACGTTACGTCCCCCACCGTGATGGTTCCAGTTCCGTTCACAACAACCCAGTGCTCTTCCCGATGCTCATGCTTTTGCAAGCTGAGTCTCGAATGAGGCTTAACTGAGATTATTTTGACCTTGTAATTGGGTCCCGCACAGATCGTTTCAAAGGAACCCCAAGGTCTTTCCTCCTTGTAGGTCATGCCAAAACCTCGGCCAGCTCCTTGTTCTCAGCCTTTTTTCCTTTCCGTTTACTGACTTTGATCTGCGGTTCTTTTTTCTTAGTCAGCACCTCCTGGAAGACATCATTAAAGTCTGCTGCAACGGTGTCCCAGTCAAAGCAGGGATCAGTGACACGTTCGTAGCAGGCTTGGGCAACGGCATCCAGCTGCTCACGATCCTCATACAGTTCGGTCAAGATGTCAGCCAGGTGGTTGTCATCGGGACACGGCATGATGCGACCAAAGTTAGTGTCTACATCTGCGTGAAGGTTACGAATCAAACGGCCGTAACCGTCAAAAATTTCTTTACATGAGGTGTGATCGGGTACAACTTGAGCAACACGGCAGGCAGCGTGTTCAAAGTTGACCAGACCCCAACCTTCACCTTTGCAAGTATTTACACCAACATCAGCACAGTTATAGATGATGTTCAAGAGTTCAACATCTACCGAAGGACCATGCGGTGTGGGTGCCGTCATGATGATGCGGTTATTTGGATCAAGTCCTTGGCGAAGCATCTCTCGATTAAAGAGAGGCATGATGTCCCAGCCCTGGTCCTTTTGCCCCATATGCAGGTATAGCTTGGCGTTTGGTTTGTCGACCGCAAACTTTGCAAACGCAGAAATCGTAATGTCAATTCGTTTTCGGAATTGATTTCTATTTCCGTTAAAAACAATGAAGTCGTCAGGATTCAGATTTAATTTTTTCCGGCACTCAACCTTATCCAATGGATAAAACTGACCAGAGGTTACACCATGGGGCACAACCCAGATTGGTTTTTCGACACCCGCAAGGACTGTTTCCTCTGCCCCGAATTTGGTATAACAAACTGCTGCGTCCCATTCATTCATGGTATCAGCTAAACAGCCATACCATCCATAGGAATCCATGGGGTAGTAACCAACGAATTTAAACCCGAGCTGCTCGCGAAGATCACGGACTTGAGTCCATTGATTATTAATGATCCAGCAATCGTTAATTGTGAAGATAACGTCAGGTTGAATTCGTTCAGTAATTTCACGAATACGCGCTTCCCCAAAGGGAGCGTTCTGATACATGTTGGAGGCTGGATAGAGGAAGTACTCCTTTTGAAGGGGGGTGTAATCACCGTGCCAGTTGCAACCAAGCACATGGATTTCATATTTATGTTTAAGGCGACTCAGCACATTTTCGGTAACACGTGCAAAGCCCGTGGTAGCAACGATGTCACCTACCCACAACAGCTTGGGTTTATTTTCAGTCATTTAATTGTTTATTGACTGAAAATAGTATACAAATTATTTTGGAGTTATAGAACGAACTAGCTCTTTTTCGATAGATTGTTTCGATTTAAGTTTTGCTTTTAGGAATTCAGCCGCCTTATGCGTGTTTGTTGTATCCCCACAGGTGTAGAGATCAATAGCGGCATAGCCCAATTCAGGCCATGTATGGATAGAGGCGTGGGATTCTGCCAGCAATGCTAGTAGCGTCACACCTTGCGGCTGAAATTTTTCACCAAACATGCGCAGGATTTTTGCGCCTGCCATATTAAGAGACACCTGGAGCAACCGTTCAAGCTCCTCGTAATTATCAAGAAGAGCTTGATCACAGTCATAGAGATCAAGGATGAGGTGACGCCCGTTGCTCACAGTTCTTGTGCTACCTCTTCCATTGTCGCATCAGATGCTTTGTCAATAATGTCCCCATAGAACGTACGCCATTCTTCTTTGTTTAGGCCCACTTCCACCAGAGATGGATACTGCTCGTACTTGGGACCGGATGCCCGAAGCGCGATGTTGACGACCCGCATGCCGCGACTGTTCTTGAATTGATAGACATTCAGCTTGAGCTGATGCACGCATACGTCCATCAAGAGGGATTCAAACCGGCTGCGACCAAGGATGTTGCTGTTTGAACCACGTGAGAATTCGCAGTAGCTGGCATACAACCACTTGTCCCAGTTGATGTACAGGTTAGAGACGCCACCGGGCGCATGTTTTGCAAGGCCCACAGGAGTGGCAATACCTGGATCAAAAACAACACAATGTTGCATCCAATCAAGGATCTGATTGGATTTAAGGATTTGTTCACGGTGATGCTTGGCAAAGAAGTCAACTTTCTCGTTGGTCTCCATTAGGTATTCACGCATCTCCGACTCGGGCATATCGAGGACCCAGTTCACAAGTCCTGGAAGCAGAGATGCAAATTCTCCGAAGGGACGACCGTGATCATCCATATCGATCAAGGTTTTTTGTTCGGCTGAACTACCTGTGAATGGTTGATCGAATGGAATGGTGAGACGACGACGAGCTAAACCAGAGGTGGGGTCGGTGGTCTGGATGGGTTCGTTGGCCGTGATCATGACCAAGCCATTGAATTTAAATGGCTTTTGGCTACCGGCTTGGAACTTGCGTTCATTACGAATCAGGTCACGACCTGTAATTGCTTTCAAGACGGAGACCGATCCACCGTAACGCTCCACATCATTGAAGAGCAGCAGCTTTTTCTTATAGAGGTTGGCGGTTTCAAATCTGTTTTTCTCCAGATGCTCCAGCGAGGAAATCATGGCGTTGTCATCACCAACTAATGCGTGAGCAAGGTTGGAGTACGTGGATTTACCGGACTTACCGGGACCAACAATTTCCACAAACTTCTGAATATCTGAGTGACTCAGCAGTACGGCACGCAACCAAGCCCGCAGCACCTGGACTCGCCCCCAACTATCACGTTGTGTGGATTTCAACCATTTAATGATGGGTTCACAACTTGCGTAGGGATCGTATTCATACGGCAGTTGTTGGGTGATGTACATCTCCCGGTCAAAGGGAAGCAGCTCCCTAGTCTCAACCTTCAAGATGCCATTGGTAAAAAGCAGATAATCATTACCTTCATACCAATCATCAAAAATTGTTGAAATCCTCAATTGCTCCATTAAGTCGGAGATGAGGTTCATTGAGTAACCACTGTGCAGCAACCCATCTTTAATGGAATCAAGTTGGCCTTTGATATCGCCTTTCACCTCATATTCCGACAGTTGTGACCACAGACCCTTTCTGTGGTATTGATACATGAAGAATGCGCCATGTGATTGGCTGTACCGAAGATTTCCTTGGTAGTTCTGCAGCAAGATTGCTGCAATGACATCGGAAGATGGATTGCGAGTCTTTTGTTTGGCACCTTCTCCACCGCCATAGTTAGGACTGCTTCGACGACGGTAGACTTTGGTGTCGCCTTCGACCGTTTCTTTCTTAGGAGCTGGAGCCAATCCCAAGTCTTTTTCCAATTCAGTTAATAGTTCTGCAACATGATCAAGCATGGCGTCATCTACATTCATTGCCTTGTGATTTTCTGACGGCTTCCAACCGTTTTCTTTGGCGACGTGAATCAGAGAACCAACGCCACGTCCACCACCTTTCGAGAAGGAACGCCACCGCCGATGGCATTCACCCTCCTGATATTTATCCGACTGCCGGGACCATTCATCCCAGTGGTCAAGCAGCGATTCATCTAATGAGTGAAGCGACTGACCAACTGTGATCCAGATGTCGTAGTCATCCGTTGCTTCTGGCGGCATACCCCACATGGCTTCCAGCGCCAGTTGCATGTCGCGCTCTAGGTCAATCTCTGCATTAATGGCAAAAGAAGGACCAACGATGCGTGTAGTTTCTTTGGCGGGAACACCTTGCTTGATGTTCTTTTGAACAATGGCATTCAGCAGCCATTCTGGAAATTCTGGCAACTCCTGGATCCACTCAAACCCTTGATCTGAAGCCGTGAAGTAGCCTTCAGTCTCAGGATGCAGACCCATGAGAACGCCTTGGTGACGTTTCCAAAGGATCTCAAGTTTTTCTTTTGTTCCTTCTGCGTGCCAGGTGTATTTATTTCGTACGAATTGTTTGTGTTGATCTCGCGACAAACGATATAACTTCCGTTCGCGGCCTTCTTTGCCACTGAGGATGGTCAGAGTTTGAGGTAGAGCCTCTGCAAAAGGAAGTTCCGAGAGATCTTCAATGAGTTTATAAACGGTGGGACCGTCCACATCAACCCAAACCAAACCATAGGGATGGTTGTAGACAGGACCGCCAAGCAAGCCAACTGCTTTACAACGGCCAGCCAGCACCTCATTCTCGATTTCCTGAGGACTGTAGGGTTTGTTTTGCCAGCCAGCAATATAGGGGTCCTTATTTGGACCTAGTGGCGTAAGAGGCCAGTCAATGGGGATATAGTCGAGCCTGATTTCACCGGGCTTGAGAGCTTGCTGATTTTTATTAGTCATTCCCGGTGTGCTGTCGAACTTCTACTTTAAAGTTTTTATCTGCAAAAGATGCTTCCTTCAATAAGCAGAAAGCATGAAGATGCATGTCAGTGGGCAGATAAAAACAGTCCCCATCCGCCGCATCTAACATGCGACTCATGAGACTATTTATCCACTCACCCGTACAGACGTTGATGTCCATGGTGAGGGCTTGACTTGAGTGTTTTCTTATCCTACGGCGACCAATCCGGCCACGCCATTACGAGTTTCTGAAAATCAGTAAGTCTTATGGGACTCATTAATTGGATCGATTATTTCAAATTGTTTCATTAAACGTTCGTAGACCTGCAACACGTCTTCTTTTGTAACCACAACCGTTTGGCAGGCTATATCCCAAGCGTGTGTCTTACGGCTTTTCAGTTTACTGTTCAAATCACCGTCCATGACTATTTAAAAATAAAACATAAGTTACTTTCGATATAATTATCTTATAGAAAATATGTTGTCATGCCAAAGCCTACAGGGCCTGCACCTAAAACCGGAAGCACACCAACACCTACAGCTGGACGGCCAACAGGAGTGAATCGCCCCACCACTTCACCGCAGCCTGCCCAGCCAAAACAACAAGCAAAACGACCAACAGGCGTAAATCGCCCAACTGCCTCACCTCAGCCTACTAAACCAACACCAACACCTGGACGGCCAACAGGAGTGAATCGCCCAACTACTTCACCACAACCTGTCAAACCAAAACAACAAAAAGACCCTGGTGAAGCAAGGAAACGAGCAGAAGAAGTCCAAGGAAAAGTTAAAGCAATTGATGCAAAACGTCAAGAAGCTTATGCAAAGCAACCTTTTAAAAAGGCTGGTGCTAGCAATGCAAGACCAACTCCCACACCTCCCCAAAGACCTGGGACAAACCCTCCTCCTAGACGGGCTGCCCCCATAGGAACCTCAGTTGCCCCCCGTGGAATCAGCAATAAAAATACATCTAAAGGAAGAGGAACTAAATAAGATCTGGATCGTAGCTGTTACAGTTTTCTATTTGAGAATAGTATTCGGCTACGATTTTAAGCCAGTCTTCTCGTAAAGAATCCAGGAAACGCCTGGAGATTTTAAAAACTTGAGTACGAACAGGCGTCGACACTAGGATTGCCGCCTGTTGTACTTTCATGCCAAGAGTTTGTTCAATTGCAATATCATACGCAGCAAGTTGTTTGCATGTCTTTTTAAATTTCATATGACCTCCAAGTAGATCACGCCATTCAGGCGAACCTTTTTCCAGATCTTTAGGCCACTTGCGACTGTAAGGTTTAACGCTGGTTTTTAGATCAGCAAGCGTCAGTTTGTTATTGGCAACAGCAATAATATCAGGAGCACCAGCCCAAGCGCGGCCTTCGTCGTCACAACCCCAGACGCGAGCAACATCGTCAGCGCCGATAGTAAAATCAAATTTATCAAGGACGGGTGACTCGGCCCAAAGAACCTCCTGGAACTGATCCAGAATTCCTGGCATACCAGCCCAAAAGTCTGCGTATTCTTCTTTGATTTCAGGTGTTTTATTCCCCTTGAGATATTGTTCCATCCCATAGTGGATTGCTGTACCACGTTCAGCCGCAGCTTCTTTAACACCTGGATTTGCTTTTGACCACATTTCGAGCTTCCGTTTGTTTGCTTCGGAAGCTGTTTCGCTAATGATTGTAGTTACGGACGGCGCAGGTCCAGTGGGTAACGGAGTTGTGTAGTGACGTTTTCCGTTAAGCGTAATTCTGGCTGCGGTCCTGTTGATTGACCGCATCATTTCTGGTTGCTCTTCCTTGGCTTTGATCCAAGGATCTGATGTATTCAGTTTAGCAACCATTACAGGTTTTGTATATTGGCTACAATGTAGCAGATACAAAACTAAGAATGCAGGAATTCAAACTCATTGTCTTGACGATTTTATTGGCTATGCTTGCCACCGCCGTCATTGAGCTTGTTCCCCATTGGATCCACTGACAAAAATTAAACTGTCCATACAAGGATGGTGGGGTTGCCTGGGGGCACTCCTTCAAATTATTTGGATTGGTATCAAACTAAACTGGGAACTCTTGACAGTATGTCTTGCAACATTACTCGTTTTTATTACTGTGATCCAAGCATTGACATCAAATCTTTTTTAAAACTTGAACACTATCGTCGTAATGGCGTTGCCTTTGACGATATTGAAACAGGAGAAGCCAACGCCTTCGAGGAGAAATTGCTCCAAGAAGGCGAGCTTTATTTAAGAATAGATCTTTAAACAGTAGCAAGATCGTATGTAATCATTTCTTTAACCATATCTTCAAAAGAAATACGAGGCTCCCAACCAAGCTCCCAGTGCGCTTTGGAGCAATCACCTAGGAGAGTATCAACTTCAGCTGGACGGTAAAACTGTGGGCTAATAACAATAACAGTTTTATCCAGTTTGGTGCTGTATCCAATTTCATCAACGCCTTCTCCACGCCATTCCAAACCAAGATCCAAGTAATCAGCTGCAATTTCACAGAACTGCCGAACACTGTGCTGGATGCCACTTGCAATCACATAATCTTTAGCTGCTACTTGTTGCAAGATTCGACGCATGGCATCTACGTAATCCTTGGCATGACCCCAATCACGCCTGGCCTCAAGGTTTCCCAACTCAAGGACGGGAAGCTTACCTTTAATAACAGAAACTAGTCCTTTGGTAATTTTCTTAGTAACAAAGTTATCGCCACGGATTGGACTCTCGTGATTAAAAAGGATACCGTTAGCGCCAAACATGTCGTAACTCTCACGGTAATTAACCGTCAGCCAGTAGCCAAAAAGCTTGGCAACACCATACGGACTTCTGGGATAGAAACAAGTTTTTTCATTTTGAGGAGACGATTCTGTTTTCCCAAACATCTCAGAGGTTGATGCCTGGTAGAACCGCGGACTTGAGGATCCGGCCCGACATGCCTCAAGAACATTCATCACACCAATTGCGTTTGCCGCAGCAGTGCTTACAGGAGATTTAAAGCTGACACCTACATGGCTTTGAGCGGCCAGATTATAAACTTCATCAGGCGCAAAGTCCTGAATTACCCTGGTTAGAGAAGGGGCATCAGTCAGATCAGAGTATTCAATTTGCACATCACTTGGAATGTCACCACTAAAAACCCATTTCAGTTTGTCAAGATGGTTGGGTTGCGTGTGGTTTCTGACAACACCACAAACCTTGTAGCCATGGTCGATTAGGTTGCGTGCCAGATACGAACCATCTTGGCCAGTAATTCCGGTGATCAGTGCGCGTTTCATTTGCCATATCTGCGTGGTTAAAGTATAACCATTAAAACGACGTTTAGTTATGACGGTGTTTGATTGGCCGCTCCAAAAAAATACGATTGGCTGGAAGGAGCGCCTGGCGCTAGCAAAGTTTATTTTGACTTCTGACCGTTTTACCAATGGTCCAGAGTGCCGTCAATTTGAAGATGAATGGAGTGAATGGCAGGGTGCACCGTATTCTTTGTATGTTGCCAACGGTTCCGTCGCCAACTTTTTACTGCTTGACGCAGTACATGAATACTATTTCCCCACCAAAAAACAGCTGACCATCTTTGCTCCAGCCATTAATTGGGCCACCAATATCTCAACCTTTTGCCAACAACATCACAATGTTTACTTTTATGACATTGATTACGAAACCTACAGCCCCACTCCCGAGTCGGCCCAGCAGCTTTTCTTCAAAGGTTTCCAGCCAGACGTTGTTTACCTGACGCATGTTCTTGGAATCTCCAATGACATGGAGAGGATCAAAGAGTTGTGGCCCCATGCCGCAATTATCGAGGACTGTTGTGAATCCCATGGTGCCCGCGACGCCAAGACTGGTGTGAAGGTCGGCAATACGGGCATTGGCTCAACCTTTTCTTTCTACTTCGGACATCACATGACCACCGTGGAGGGTGGCATGATCTGCGTCCAGAATGAAAAACTGTATAACCTCTTGCGTGCCAAGCGTTCTCACGGCTTATCGCGTGAGATGCTCCCTGCCTACCGAGCAGACATTCAAGAAAAGTATCCGGACGTTGACCCGACCTTCTTATTCCCCACCAAGGGATACAACTTCCGGAACGTGGAAACCGGAGCAGTCTTGGGTCGAGTCCAACTGAAGAAACTTGACAGCTGGAATGAACAGCGCAGCAAAAACTATGCGTTGTTCCGGGAAGAAATGATCGACCGCCCCTGGTTCGACACTCTCCCTAAGGCCGATGGAAACAGTGCCATGACACTGCCATTCCATTGCAAAGATCCAGAGATTGCAGCTGAACTGAAGAAGTTCCTCCAGTTGATTGGCATTGAAACCCGTCCGTTCCTGGTCGGTAACCTCCTGCGTCAGCCCTTCATGGAGGACTACACCTCTTTAATTGATCTACCGAATAGCGAGCGGATGCACACGCATTCGTTTTATATCGGCAATAACCACTTCATCAAAGAAGGTGACATCAAAGAACTCTCGAAGGTACTAGACAAATGCGGGTATTGATTTGCAGCATCATTCGCAACAGGGAGCCTTTCTTGTTTGGCTGGAAGGATCAAATCCTTTGTCTCAAGGACGAGAACCCAAAGATTACGTTTGACCTTTCTGTCTTTGAGAATGATTCAGATGACGGCACTGTCGACTATCTACGGATGATTGAACCAGAGCTTAAGTCTGAGCTCAATCAAGTATGGATCCAGTGCGTCAAAAAGGACTGGCCTTATTTTGGTTCGGTGCGCGCAGAAGATCGAGTCAAGTATTTGGCTGAAGCACGCAACGAATGTCTGGACAAAACAGAGAAAGAAGTTGGTCTCAAGGAGTACGACAAGGTTGTATTTATTGAGCCCGACATTGATTTTGATCCAGAAGAAATCAGTCAACTTTTTTATACAGACGATGATATTGCGTCGCCATACAGCGTGCATCCCCTGGATGTCCAAAGTCATCGCTGGATTTATGACAGCTGGGCAACTCGTCTTTCCGTAGAGGATGACATCTTCAAAGGCCCTAGGATTTTTGAGATGCCACCCCGCCTTGATGTGGTCTCTACGTTTAATTGCTTCTGTGTTTATCGCGGTCAACCCTTTGCAGAAGGCGCACGTTTCTCTGGTATTAACCCATGGACTGATTCATGGGACTGCGATACTACTAACATCTGTTATGAGTTCAGCATGCGTGGTTACGACCGCATTGGGCTGTACAATATTCTCTTAACACACCTTGGCAATTAAGGTAAGCCGTACTGTTCATTCAAGTTCTCCGTATTGGATTTAAATGGAAAAACTGCCAGACTATATTCAAGCGATAGAAGAGGGTAAATCCCTGGTCGCTAACCACAACAATCTTTTGAAAAGTTTATTGCTATCAAAGCAGGCCAATGACAACAACCTTTATACTGGCGAAACAACCAACGGAAGCACAGATGTCTCTCTCAGCGCAAGTGAAGGAATCAGTGGATCAAGCGATTCACCATCTGCGTGATGCCCTTGCGTTTGCCTCAAGGTCAGAACATTCAATGACCATTGGCACACTGTCAGATATTTTGATTCGTTGCGAAAGTATTGAATCAATGGATGAGATTATGCATCGCTTTGGTTCCAAATCAAAGCAAGGTAACTTAAATACACCACAAGATTTTGACAAAGCCTGAACGTCATCGATTAACGGAGGCTGATCGCCTCCAAAAATATTTTTGGGATTTAGAAAAATTAATCCCCAATCCGCCTGCAAACTGGGCGGTGAATGCTAAGCCGTGTAAGTGGGCTAAAATATTAGAAGAACGTAAAAAGAATCCTGATGTCTCAGGAGAATAAATATACAAAACCAGGATTACGCGAACGGATTAAAGATCGCGTGATGGCTGGTTCTCGTGGCGGCCGACCAGGTCAATGGAGTGCTAGGAAGGCGCAGCTTGTTGCACAAGAATACAAGAAAGCAGGCGGTGAATATAAAGGCGGCAAAGGAGAGAAGCAAAAGTCTTTGGAGAAGTGGGGCAAGGAAAAGTGGATGACAAAAGACGAATACGAGAAGCGCGGCAAAGCTAAAGCTACTGCCAAGAAGTACAAGGAGAGTAAGTGATGCAAATTGCCGGACGTTATATGGATACATCTGGGCCAGGCAATGACCCAAGAGATTTTTTATTAGAAGAAAATTTTTGGGCTAGTCAAGCTTTGCCCCAAGGTGTTTCCATAGATCAAGCTATTAAAGATGGTTTATGGCAACAGCTTATTAAGTTTAAAAAATAAACATGACAGACAAGGCGATTCAAAAGGGTTACACCAAACGCTACCTTCCACAAAAAGCCTGGGCCTCATTGTCACCAGAAGAACGTGCAGAAACAGACCAAAAGAAACGCGCTGCCAGTCGTGAAGGTAAACAATTTGTTCCGAACACTAGGAAAGCAAAGTTAGCTGGACGTGCTGCACGGCGTTATCGCAACAGTAAATCATGATATCCTGACAGCGGAGCAATACCGCTCTAGGGGTAATAGTCGAAAACCCCTTCCACGTTACGAACGTGGTGCTTAGCAGCGACTTGAGTGGGAAGGAAGTTATGATCCCGGTATAACAACCGGGATTTTTTGTACGTGGCGTATTTGAATCACAATCTTCCCGACTGGTCTTGCTATATCCGCAACGAGTTTCTTTACAACCACAAGCAAGGTCATGGCGAGGTGACCAAGTGTGATGTGCACTGTGTTGCCAGCCTTGAGAAACGTGTGCCCCTTTTTGAAGCATTCCTTGAGAATGGTGTGAATTGGACTAGGCGTCCACTCCATGCGTTCTGTTGGAAGCCTGATGCACCCATCGAACCGTTGGAAGATGTGATGTATTGGGATTGTTTCTCCCCTTATATTGATGTGCAGAAACGTGCACGGCTTGCTGGTTTGCAAGCGGAGCTCATCAAACCTAATGGTGACAAGGCTCTTGGTACCTACATGTTTACCCTTGATTGGTCATGGGAGAACAAGGGTACTACTGACTTTAATTTCTCAGAGACACCCGAGCATAAGTGTGCGCACCTCTTCAAGATGGAGAGCGGCAACTACTATGCGTATCCCAACAACCGAATCATCTGGTACGACAACGCCTGGACGTTTAACCGTATCAAACAAAACCCAGGGTACGAGATTGATATGACGGTTTATTCCGTAGAGAACAAACGGAAGCTGGAAACCTCAGACCATTACATGTACGAGGTAAAGACTGTAGAATAATTTCGTTCCCCCTCTCTTTTCGATGGGGCAGCAAGGGTGCAACAAGGAACGTTGCATTAAATAAAGGATCCCCTCAGCCGCATCGTAGATTATCGTAGGCGGACATCCTTGCCCTTTACCGAGAATTAGCGCAGTTTGGTAGCGCACCTGTTTTGGGAGCAGGGGGCCGCAGGTTCAAATCCTGCATTCTCGATTATTCAGATTCTCGATAAATTGCGTTTATCAGGATTCCTGATAAATTATATTTACGCGTGCACAAAAACTATACGTGGCTTGGGTTAATGCTAAAAAACGTATCGATAAGAATCGACAAAAGCTTCTGGAGTACAAGAAGACTTTGCAGTGCGAGAAGTGTGGGCTGGATGATCACCGTGTCCTTGAGTTCCACCATGTAGGTGACAAGGATAACAATATCTCAAGCATGGTAAACCATGGCTACGCCTGGAGCAGGGTAGAGCAAGAGATTGGGAAGTGTATCCCCCTCTGCTGCAACTGCCACCGACTGGAGCACTGGCAATGTTAATATATTCGTAATTAAAATTTCGTAATGTCAGAAAAGGTTTGCAGCGCTTGCAATGAGCTAAAACCTCTTGAAGATTTTTACAAAGAATCTCGCGTAAAAGATGGCCGCATGCGTCGATGCAAGCTTTGCCATTGTGCGGCAACGGCTAAATACAGAACACAAAATCCACAGATTTATAGAAAAGCTAGTTTAAAACATTGGCACAACTTAAATGACAGCAAAAAACATAGTAAATGGCTCAAGCGTTATGGATTAACAAAAGAAGAATATAAAACCCTTTTTAATAAACAGAAAGGACTTTGTTTTATCTGCAAAAAGAAATGTTGCTCTGGTCAAAACTTATCAGTTGATCATTGTCATAAAACACAAAAAGTTAGAGGGCTACTTTGCAAAAAATGCAACACAGCCCTTGGGATGCTAGACGATAATGTTGAATATTTTGAGACAGCTATTCTTTATCTTAAGAATTACGAAGAGTCGCCTTGATCATCCATGCAGCTTTAAATGCTTGCCCACATAAATCACTTAAATAATTTTGAATATCAATGGCACCGACTTTGGCTGCAACAGGCTCTAGCTTTTTGGTTTTCATTCCCAGCTCTTCAAGATTTTTATAGTACACAGTGAGCATATCCGTGTTCTTGTAGCTGGTAACATGCTGGATACCTGGGCCAGCATCAGCCAAACCTCTGGCACACATGGGCATCAGGTAATCCATCGACCGAATAAATTCGGACAACGTATCAAACTGTTCCAAATGAGCTTCGTACTGACCTTTAAGGAACCCGTGGAGACCGAGAAAGTTTGCACCTTCAATATTCAGGTGAATCAAATGGGATTGTGTCTGAAGTTCCTTGAGGTAGGAACAGAGGGAGATGCACTGCTGGATAAAGGCCCCGACATCACCATTCTTTGAGCGAGCAGGGCCTTTTGGTTTGGCCTGGGGCTCAGGAATCACTCCATTTTGGGGTGGTTCTACCCCCATCTGGGGTGGTTGTTGAGCTTGAGGACCAGGGGTATACATGATTTTTTTGCAGTAATTCTATTTTAACGCAAACTAATTACACAATTTCAAACCAAGACAGGTCTGTATAGACCTTTGCACCACTAATAGTTGGAGCAGCAACAACAGTAAACACATCACTGACGCCAGCTTGAGTACGACCCAGCTGGAAGTTAAAGTCCCGTACATCACTCAATGAGAGTGTGCCATCAGAAACAATGTAACCACCAATAATGTCAGTGCCACCACTTACAGTTGTTGCACTGGTGTCGTATTGAACGTTACCGTTGTAGTGGGTTTGCCAGTTTGCTCCACTAAGTGTTGGGTTAAGAACTACGCGATATTGGATAATATCTGGCTTGTTGTTTTGTGTTTGCTCAAGCGCAATGCTTAAATTGGCCGGAATAACAACACTATCCGTGCGTCCTGATGCCATGCGGATTGAAACCAGCGGATATGTTGCGCCAGAAGAAGTAAGAGTTTTTGGTGTTGTACTGGTAGCAATGTTATAACGCCTGGTAAAACCTTCGTAGCCACCTTCCGATGCAACCGTTGCACAGATTTGTTTTGCTGTAGAACTAGATGCAGTCGTACCAAGATTTTCAATTTCTTGGCGCAGCGGCAACACCGCTGTTGTCATATAGCTTGTTGTGTTTTGATTATCGTTGTGGAAGATATGAGCAATTTCCATATGACCATCAACAATAAAACCAACGCGTACATCACCAACGCCTAGCCATTCAATATCCATCCAAAAGATATTGGCTTTAGATGGATCCAAGGTACGGGCCGACGGGCCAGCGCCGTTAAATTTATCGTAGTTCCAATCGCTTTGAGCAACGCGAGTTTCATTAATGGAACCGCTTACATAACTACGTAGGACAAGGTTGTTTGTAGTTCCGCTTTGCTCAAAGAAGACACCGTTTTGTGTACCAAATAAACCAACACGCTGTCTTAGGTTTGTCTTGCCAGAAGCAAAAACAAACGAGGACATATTCAAGAATGATTTCCCTGGTTGATAAGGAAATACACGTGTGGTTTCTCGATAGATGTAATCACCAGAAACAGTAGTTACATTTAAATCAACAACGCTTTGGTTGACTTGATAGGTTGTCGAAGCACTACCACCAGTAACAGTAGTCCACTTATCGTTTTCTTGATAACGGTGTTGACTATCAAAGATGGTATATAGCTGTGAAATTCGTTGCCGTCCAAATGCATCACCTGCTGTTGTTCCTGGTTGCGTGTAAACAACAGCACCTGAGGTGGTTGAAACCTCTAAGGGACGGCCACTACAGGTTTGAACTTTATGAACATGATAAAGATTATTATCTGTGGGGTCCCGATAATTAGGCATTTGCTTTTAGCTACGTAATATTATTTTAGGTTCAATATATTTGACATAAAAAAGCAGTGACCTAACGGCCACTGCAAATACATATCAATGTAATTAATCGTTATTTACTGTTTGTAGTAGTTTGAGTAACACTTTATTTTCATCCGCATTTTTTTGGTAATACTGCCAGTTGTCATAGACTACCTCTAGTAACACTTCAAAGAATTCATTACCATTCAAAACGTTAGTGTCAACAAATTCACTGACGGTATCAGCTAGGTATTCCCGCAGGCGTTCTTTTGCTTTTGCTTTGGACTCTTGGAAAAAGTCCGACCATTTATCTGTGGGTGCTTTTAGAACATTAGCTTCTGGTTTGAAGTTTGCTTTGATGTAATCAGAAGTTGCTTTGTCAGATTCACGCCGCATTTTGGTAGTACCAAATTCCTCAAAGGCTTCTTTGTAAAGGACATCAAGATTGTCTAGTTGGTTGCTCTGTGCCAAGGTAGGAAGCAAGATCTGTAACAGCTTGATGATAGCCTTGCAACCACTCGTCGGAAACCTGTTGTTTACATTTGGGATTATTTCTATCTGTTACGTAACAGATGTAAGTAACATCAAGGTGCCTAAGCGCAGCTACAGCATGTTGCTCATTCATAAAAAAAGGGATACTTAATCTTTAAGCATCCCTTTATTCTAAGTTGTAATAAAAGTTACATTCTTAAGAAAGAATAACTTCTTGTCCTTCAAACTTGCCCGCTTCCAGGTCTTTAACAAATTCAACACGCCGGAAGTATTCATCCCGGCAATAAGGACCTGCTTCTGTCAGGCAAAAGTTTTGCCACAGCCCAGTGTATAGACCATTGGTACGAGCAGAGCACTGGTACATATGTTCCATAAAGTCTGCTTTCTTTTGCTCAGCAGTAACGTTCCAGTTCCGAAGCTGCTCTTTTAGCCAGGGCGTATCAAAAGCACCTGCAGTGCGGAGTTTTTTGGCAAGGTCGTCAGTCATTGAAGTTAACGGCTGTTGTAGAAGTATAGACACCTTTGACGCTGGGGCTGAGCTCAAATAACAAATCATCAAGATCGTCTTGAAGAGCCTCTGCAATTTCTTCGGCAGTCTTGCCGCCAAAGGAATTGTATTCAACGTCAATGTCAACCGCAAAAGATACGGTTAACCTTGGCACAACAACAGGTTCCATTTAATCCAAAGAAGACCTCAATACTGTAGCAGTAATTTTATTGAGTTCAGAGGAGTCGCTCTAATGATTGGAACTTGACACTTTCGTAATAACCAAGGCGTTCTTGAATTAGGTTGTAATAATTAATAGCAGCATCAACCATTTCTTCTGCATCCATAGAAGATGCAAGGTTTTCATTTGCAAGCATGGATGCTGTCAAGATAATGACACCATGTTCCATTTTGGAACCAGTGATTGCAGCTAACGGCGTTCCATCATTGGTAAACCCAGCAATCAATTTATTTAAGACTGGATCACCGCCCATAAAACTTTATTGTTTTACTTAGTTTAACCTATCATAAACTTATAAATAAAAGAAAAATGTTTGATAAAGCAAAGGCTTTACTTGCTACTTTAGCTGCTAAACGACACAAAGAAGTTGTAGGCCAAGGCGCTTTTGGTGTTGTATATGCAGACGCTCCTGGAACAGTCGTTAAAAAAATTGCAGGTGAAACACCAGAAAAAATTTTAAACGAAATTAATTTACAAGCAAAAGCAGCAGAGCTTAACATTGCACCAACTTTAAAAACAGCTCAAATAAATCCGTCTGGACCTGATGTTGGTGGATCAATTACGATGCAAGATTTAAGAAAAAACTATGTTCGTTTAGGTGAGCCTGTTGCTGATATGCCTTATCCCCGTGAAGGTGTTGTAGAAATTGCTGGTGAAGGATACAATTCTTATGACCCAAGTTTGAATAGCGCGCAAATAACTCAAGCAAAAGTAAATACACATAAACAATTGGCTCAGCTTGCTTTAAATAATGTAATGCTTGAAGACAGGCATGTTGGAAATATTTTTGTAAACAAAATGAGCAATAGACCAATGCAGATTGATTTTGGTTTAGCAACTGAGATTAAAACACCTAGTCAAAAAGCTGGTGCTTTGGCGTACCATGTTGGGAATGGTTTGAATGCAGCAGGTTTAAACGAAGAAGCCAGACTGTTTAGTCAACTTGTTAATGAGGTAGGTCAGTTTAATATTATGACAAATGCATACGACAATCCAGAAGCAGCACTGGATATGGCTAAACAAGGTTTGTCACGCCTTCAAAAAATCAAAACACCTCAAATAGAACAAATTTCTGCTGTAAGACAAAAAGAATTAGAGAGCATGAGAAAAACATCTTTACTTTTGGAACAAACTCCTGCGCAACAAAGGCTTAATACTTTTGGAGAGCCAATAGAAAAGGGGTACTATGGTACCCCTGTCTAGGTTTTACTTAGCTGTTTTTTCCCGTTGTAACCAATACCAATAGGCGTGACGTGCGTTCTGATGAAAGCGTTTACCTGAAAGAAGTTTTAGTTTGCGTTCTTCCATTTCATCAAGCTTTGATTCTTGATAAGCAAGGATTTCGCGCCCTTCTTCGCTAAGCATGTTGATTTCAATGTCAAGCATGTCAATCTGCATTTGGAAGTCATCAACAGATTGTTGATGACAACACATCAAAATATGTGCGTCTTCCAGGTCAGTTGGTGACGTCAGGTTCTTGTAGAAGCTCTCCGAAATATTCGGGTGCTTGTGCTTCCATCCGTTTGGTAGAGAAGAGCCGGTTTTTTCGGACTGCATATTGTTGTTCAACTTTGACTCCGGTCGGTAGGTGTTCACCGTTTTGGTAAGCGTTGCGGATTGCATCAAGGTTTGGGAGGGTTTCAATTTTTGTTTTAGGTTCTGTTCTATCGGATAGAACTTCTCCTGACATTGAACGTACCACAGTTCTTTTGGTTGTGGTGACTTCTTGCTCGATACAGTACTTGCTTCTCTCTTCAGTGTGCCAAAACTCCGGATCCGATGTGATTTCGACCGTAAGTTCCTTCTTCTTAGAGAGGACAAACTCATAGTTTTTGCCTTGGATTCGATTGGAGTCCAGCGGCAAGGACCGCCTCAGCCAACCTAGCAAGTTCTTAAGTTGGTTGAGTTGTGCCTCATGGTGGCGTTTGGCCTGAGCAATTAGATCTCCTTCCTTTTTAATGCGCTCCAGGGCATCTTCATGGGCAGCCAACGCGTAATAAATACGATCAATTTTTTCAGACCGTAGGTTGGCGCAACTTTCCAGCTCGGCTTTTGCCAGCTCTTGGGACTCAGGAGTAAGGAGAGGAAGAGAGCGTTCCAGGGCACCATAGTGCTCGTATAACTTGATGATGTTTAGATCTTCAAGTTTAGTTTGAGTGATGTGAGTCATGATCAGATGGTGTTGAATTGAGATTGAATTTTGTTGATTGCATAGGTCAGCAGCATGCCTGCTGCTGCCCAAAGAAGATCTTTAACAACCGGAAGTACGGCAGCAAACAACGATTCAAACATGAGTTGAGATGAGATGGGATGGTCAGTTTACCGTCATGACCAGGACGCCCACACCCCCGTGGGACGTCAGTCTACCAGGTCTGTCAAGCTTTTAGTAGCAATGGTAACAAACTGATTGATGTAATCAGTCAAGGCTTCAACCTTAGCATTGACCACTTTGATCTCCTCCATCAACTCTTCCCTGGAAGGGCTCAAACCAAAGATGTCATTGTCTTTGAGTGCCTCTGGGTTGTTAGCTTTTTGATACATGCGGCAATCATTGTTGGTTGCATAGACAGTTTCTTGATATATTTCAGAAACTGTTTTGAAATCAACATTGCCAACTCCCTCGGCTGAAAGGAGGTTGCAGGTATCAAGGTAAAGCCTGGCAGCAAACCTGACATTGTCTTTGAAAAACTTCACATACTGTTCAGAAGGAAGTCCGTAGGTGTCAATCGACATAACAATCCAAAGCTTCTCGGAGTGCATTAATCATAAAGGTTTCTTGGCCTTCTGGACCAAGGTCAGTCCACCATTGAAGATCAGGATCGTTTTCGTCCCATTCAATATGAATGGTCATGGAACCATCCTCCTCATCAATGCAATTAATTTGCAACTTGTTAATTGAACTGGGATTCAAGCCGATCGAGGCCAGATTCAACATGTCCAATAAGGATGTGTTCTGCATAGGTTTCGCAATCAGTTTTGATCTCTGCACCAAGCTTAACGAGACCCCAGTAGGTGTCTTCGTCAAGCTCTAGATCTAATTTGAATTTACCGTTTGAAAGCATCATTGTTTTTAAAGGTGGTTTTGCAATAAGCGATAACGCATACTCACGTAACTCGTCAGGCATCATTGCTTTTTAAGTGCAGCCTTGAGTTGTGGCAGTGCAGTACCAGGAAATGGAACGTAGCCCGCCTCCATCATATTGAAGAACAAATCCCATGCATCATGCTGCGTAAAGATTTCCTTAGGTTTGTAGGTACGCCAATGCGTCAGCGGAGCTTGTGCCCCTGAGTTGGTATATAACAATACAAAACGACCGTCACTAATGTGATCAACGGGTGGTGCATACCACCAGGCCACACACTTCTCAGGCGTACCACTGGGGCTGGCATTCCGTACATCAGTGCGCTTGCACAGCAGTTCCCTGTACTTGTTGAACCAAGTCAGGTGGATACACCAGGGCTTGAAGCCTTGGATCTCGGACGCAAAGTCAGATAGGTTGCTGAGCTGACGCTGATACGACCCACACGAACACCAAGGTTCACCCATGACAGGCTCGGACTGGTCAGCTTCCATGTCGCTGTCAAGGTCAATGGGCCGATTTGGAAGCCGCAATCCGTCTGGTGCAACCAGATGTCCAAGATCCGTTTGGTCGGACTGAAGGAGATGGAGGACTTTGTTGGTGTCTGATACATGTATAAATTTGTCAGCCCAATGCGCCTGGAGCTTTGCATTTGAGGTCAGGTGTCCGAGTGCATGCGTGTAGTTCCAGCCCTTAAAAAGAATGTAAGCATTGTTATGCCATACACTAGGGCCACGGTAATTGGGACCAAGGTAAGAAAAGAAGTCTTCGAGACGATTGGTGTAGGTTTGGAAATGAGCTTTGATTAATGTCCGTTCGTAGATTTGCTCAGTGCCATCATGACACACCACAACACAATGATCGCCTCGCAGATAAATGCCAGCGATTGCGGTGTCATCAAAGTCCGGGTAAGCACGCCGGATACTGGAACGAGAGTAGATAAGAGCCTGCGCCGAGTTGAGCTCGGTCTGCGCCTGGATCGACATGAAGTTGAGTTGGGTTGAGTGGGATTGGAATCAGACGTGCCAGAAGGACGTGTCCTCTTCTTTTTGATCCGACTTGATCTTAGCATTGGCCTTGGCGTGTTTGTACGCAGCCTTGCCCATGCGATAGGTGCCGTAAAGAACAGCAGCCCAGCACACGGGGTTCCCAATGATAGAGGCAACAACAGCACTAGCAGCAAATGTTGCTCCTGCTGTTTTGATTGCCGACTTTTCTTCAGGGTTCATGTCAGAGATTCTTAACACAAATGGAAAGTTGTGCGTAATAAATGTTTAAGTAAGTAGACTTGTTGTAACAAATAAATACAAAATGGACGAAATTAAATACGTACCTTTAACCAAATTTCAAATTGAACCAACGCTTGACGATAAATTCTGGGAAGAAAAAGTCAAACGTTCAATTCAAGATTGTAATTCAGTCAGTACATTAAAGGAAATAGCGATCCTCTTAGCGAGGATCGCTACCCAACGTCAAGGTGTGATTCGTGGGTTAGTTCAAGACATGTTCATCTTCAACAATGTTGCAGTTGAACCAGATGGCTTGACTAACCCTGACGTCACCTCACAGTGAATCGTCTTCACCAGTTAGGGGATCACGAGAAGGCAGGGCCTTTACGTCAACCGCATCTGTGGTACGAGACACAGGCAGGATCTCGACGCCTTGCTTGATGCCATAGGCACCACCAAGCTTTTCAGCATCCTGACGTGCATGTTGATTGATGTAATCGCTGAACATTTCCTGGAACTTCCAGGTTGATTCACGATCTTCATCAGGAATCGACATGCGGCTCAGCGATTCGATGGCGGCATCTTGGTCGCTGTAATCAGGGATGTCAAAAGATTCAATTGCGCAGATCTCAACGTTGTTGGCTCCACGCATTTCGTTGGCAAGTACCGGAGCAAATACGGTAGTGGCGTAGAACTTTTCATTGAATGCAAGAGGCACTTCAGAATCCAGTGCCTTGCTCAGGCACTTAGACATTTCCTTCTCATACAGCTTGACCTTATCGGACACATCGGTGCCATTCAGACCTTTGAGGGTAAGGACCATCGGGATCTTGTGAGCACGCTTGTTGTCCTCAGTCACGATGTAGATGAGGTACTTGGTGCGTACGCTGTACTTACGCTTGTACATTTCGCCCTTGCTGTTAGCAAGGTCGGCAGCAATCTTGTCGGCATCAAACAATTCCTTGACCTCTGGATGCTCAAAGGTACCAATCGTTTGACGCATCCCTGTGGTTTCTTCAACCATCAAGGGAGAACGCAGCAGGATTTGAATGCGTGGCTCAGTGAAGTTCAGGCCTTCTTCAACAGAAGTGTTGGGTGCCATACCAAAGGTTTGCTTGTAATCCCAGATGACGGAACCTTTAGCAAACTGATCTTCGGTTGCAGTCCAACCACAGGTATCAAGATCTGATTTACGGATGAACCATCCGCGTACTTTTGACTTGTTGAGAGGTTGAATTGTGACGAGGTTCTGGTAGCCAGATACAAATTCTTTAGACTGGAACATCCGGAAGGAGTCAAGTCCGCGAGCAGCAAGCGCAGCAGTTTTCTTGGTGGTCATGGAAGAGGTCATGGTGTGTTCGTAGTCAGGAGTGAGCAGTTTAACGTCATGCTTAGGACGTGAGGCTATTCTGCTTTAGGTTTGTCCCATTCCATCACGTACTGCTGGGTACGTAATAAATCGAAATATGCCGCAGAAGATTCTTTCATGCATTCATAAATAGTACTTTCCATGTAGCCACAACCCTTGAGGAAATCCACAACGTGGGTGACTACATCGTCAGCAACTAATGCTTTGAATTCATAAAGAAGTTTGGTGTTCTCATCCTCGTAAAGCAGGGTGAATTGATCGTGAGTTGGTGTTGACATCAGAAGGGTACTTCGTCGAGTTCAGGTGCATTGCCGTAGTGACCAGGCAGATCAGGCAGTCCACCACCAGAGGCAGCGTTCCAAGGATCCGCTGGCTCCTCAGCAGTGCGGCCACCCCAAAGCGGTGCGACCTTATCGGAGTTAGCCACTACAGTCTGAGGGCGAATCGATTGATTGGCTGTGTCGCCTGTCACCTTTGGCGCCAAGGTCATGGACACCAGTTGAATCTTGGTGACTTGACGGCGCTGATTACTTTCTTTATCTTGCCAGGCATCGGTGACTAGACGACCATTGATCGTTAAGCCTGTCCCTTTACGCGTGAAATCAAGTAAGAGCTGAGCATTGTTCAGCTTGTCTTGATGGGAATTAATAGCGTAAAAATTAAAGAGATCTGCTTGATTGCGTCCGGTATTAACGGAAAGCGTTTGATTGCAGATCATCAGACCATCTGCCGTTGTCTTAAAGGCGCGTGTGTCATCCTGCTGGATGTCTTTAACGCAACGACCACTAAGAATGATTGTGTTTAGGATCGGAAACGATTCCGTGACCGTGGTAATGACGCCACCATGGAGCGAGTGGGTGCGTGTCTCCAGGTCATAGCGCAGCTTGGCGCCATGAATGTAGATCAACGAGTTCTTTGCAGTGCGTGCAAAACGCTCAGAGTTTTTGCCATAGACGTTGAGTTCAATTGGAGTTGCTGCCTTGTTACCAACAGGTGGCAGCAAGACATTGCAACGCAGGGCGTAAGACGTTGCAGAGATGGATACCTCACGGGGTTCCTCTGTGGTTTGGGCACAGACAAAAGCTTGGTTCATGTGATGCCAAAAGGTTGTGTGAGAGGCAGTTTAACGTCTTACCTCAAGGACGAGAGATCAACTGGTTTATGTTTAACTTCAATCATTTCACCTTTTCGATTCCAACACTGACCACAATCAGGACACTGATAATGGTTAATACGGTCAGTGCCCAAATACTCCACACCAATAACACGACTAAAGAATTTAGATTCGGGTGAATAATAACCCTTGTCTATGGATTCTTGAGGGATGTAGGAGTGAATCCAGCTGACTTCGCAAACCGGGCACTGTTCTACTTTGGTGATGTCGAGGTAGTCCATCAGTGGGTCTGAGACCAGTCCGATCCTACCCTGGAATCACCTTCGATACTGCAGCGGAACCCAAAGAATTCCTGTGCCTGTGGGAAAGCAAGCATGGCCTGCTCTCTGATGGCGTCTGTGTATTGAGGCTTGCACGCTAGTTGCACTTCATCATGAACCATCAATAGTTGTTGCCAGTCATGATCGTATTGCAAACCAAGGTTTTGTTTGATGTTGTTGTGAATATTAATCACAACTTGTTTCATAAGGATTGCACCAGCTGATTGCAACAACACATTCAATCCTTTGAATGCGGAACGACAATACAACTGACGACGATCCAAACCAATCAGATAACCACGCAAACCAATAGTCTTATCAATCTCCAGCTTAAGAGCTTTCAATGCTGGGACACCACGCATAAAACCATCGATGGCATTACGCCCAAGCATGCGCAGTTCATCTTCATCTTTGAGATTTGGATCAATGATTGAACCAGCCTTTACAGATCCACAGCCATAGAGCATGCCGTAAAGCAACCTCTTGCTGATGTCCCTGGTTTCTACGCCAAATTGCTTTTGGTTGTAGGTGTGGATGTCAACGGATTCATCGGTTACCAGCCTTGCGTATTCACCGTTATCCCAGACGGCAAGGTATCCAGCAAGGCAACGTAATTCAAGTGCCTTAGCGTCAATGCCAATGAGATCCCACCCGTCAGGAGGAACGAACAAACTTCGACACTCTTTTCCGTAAGGTGAGTAACTGGCTGGGACCTGACCCATATTTGGATTGCGGTGTGCACAGCGCCCAGTAATGCAACCGTTAGTAATAAGATCGCCGTGGATACAACCAGTGTCATTGTTGTAGAGCTTGATCCAAGCATTGTTGCCATCAGCAATTTGACCAAGGCGCTTTTTGATCAGCATATACTCAGCCAAAGGTTTAGCCTCTGGGTATGGGAGTCGTTCTAATACTTCGTCATCAAGAACTGGATTTCCTTTCTCAGTTGTTTTCTCTGGAGTCCATCCGTACTTTTGGCGGAGTCGATCAGCAATCTGCTGACGAGATCCAGGATTGAACTCTTCATAGCTGACTTTAGTGAAAGGTTGTCCTTTGACATAACCACGATTCTTGTTGTTTACTTTTGGAACAAATGTTGATTCATGTTTGATAGGTGGAAAGATTTGTTTTAGATGGGATTCAAGTTCTGTTTCCTTTGCTCTGAGATTATCCACCAAATCAAGAGCAGCATCCAAATCGAAAGGAACACCTGATCTAATTTGTTTGTTAATCGCCAAAGCAAAGTTGTGCTCCAAGAGAATGGAGGACTCTGGATAATTTTGCGCAGCGATAAGCTGCCAAAGATTGAAGGTGACTGCAACGTCTTGGATGCAGTAGTCCAACATCTCCTGCGAGTATTCCGTGAAGTCTTTGAAGTCAATCTTATGGTTGGCCAATCGCCATCCCCATGCCTTAAGCGATGGGGATCCACGTTGTGCCTTTGGAACTTCCGGATATTGTTCAATGTCAAGCTCATAGAGAACCTCCTTGGGCCAGATCAAACGTGAACAGATGAGGGTGTCAATGATGCGAGCGTTGGTCTTAAAGTCTGGAAACAGTTTCTTTAAGACAGGGATGTCATAAAAGCAGATGTTGTGGCCAATAAGAACATCAGCGTTACGCAAATACTCAAGAGCAGTGTCAATGTTGTCAGGACCAAAAGACAAAGTGCTTTGACTGTTGATGTCATAGATGACAACACAGTGAACTTTGGCGACTTTGTCATACAGTCCGTCTGACTCCAAATCAAAGACATACCATTTGTCATTTGCGGAACTGGGCTTCATCGCGAACTTCGAGTTCTTCACTGGCAAGGCTGCTGTCATTTTTGTTAATCCACGTCAAGATCTGCTGAGCTCCAGCCCTGTATGGGTGGGAGAAGATCTTGTTCAGAGCTACCTCTGAATCTAACGGAATTAATTGGAATTGATTAGAAGTTTGACAGGCAGTAATGGCAAATGGCTTACCGTTTTTCCAGGTAGCAATGACGTAAGACATAAAGGAATGAAAGACGGACAGATACTATCCGATCTTTCATTCCCGTCAAGGTTCTTCAGTTTGTCTTCTGTTTTGATTTGCGGAAACCAAGACGTTCGTGATGCGCCACTGTTGCCTTATCACAACCAAAGCGCTTCGCAATCTGATCGCGGCTCATGCCGGAGACTCTGAGTTGTTTCATTTTGTCAAGATCCTCTTGGCTAAACCGTGTTTGCTTTGGTCGAAAACGTCCTCTTTGCATCTTGTCATTTACGTTGTCTTGGTTTGTTCCAAGTAGAAGATGAAGTGGATTGCAACAAGATGGATTGTCGCATGTGTGCCGTACTTGTAAAGCGTTGTAGATAACAACACCATGATGATGCTGATAACTCCAACGATGAGCAAGCATTGTTTTGTTATCTATAGATGATTGGCCATAGCCTTTTGGATTCCTAAATCCAAGCCAAGGCCAACAAGCTTCATGACCCCCGGAGGGGTCAATCTGCTTTAAGAACGTTAATGAGTTATTTGGTGTTCTGCCTCTAGGCATGAGATTGATTTTTACGTTTGGAACTATAGCCCACAAATCCCCCTTCCTTCTTGCGTTGAGAAAGCGCCTTGCTTGCGTCGGATCCAGCCCGCTGGGAGCCATGAACCAACAGTGCGAAGGGCTTGTCACCTAAGCAATGGCTGTCGTCGTGATCGATCTCCAGACCACGCTCTGCTGCCTCAGCTTCTGTGTAGACCACATAAGCGATGCGCTGAAACACATGCGGATATTTCGGGATGAGGTAGTCAAGTGTCCCACCGAACGATGCGGTGAGGTAGAAGTTGGGTGGGATCTGATCCCGTAGGTTAATCCACATACCAAGAGACTTGGTGTAGCTGTAGAACTTTTGCCTGGGCCTCTCGCGAGCAACCATCATCCAAGCCTTCATGTAGTTCTCAGTCCAGTAGTCACCACTCTCATGGACACGAACAAGTTCCTTGGGTGGCTGCATCAAAAGGGACATGTCAATCAGATCACGGAGGAGTGTGACCTGATTGCCGTTCATGTGGATGGTTTCACGCAACAGATCCCAGTTGTGCCAACGCGCTTCACGCACGGTGGGCCTGGTCTCCGCCATGGCAGCAAAACAACGGTACTCATCTGCTTCTGTGCCTGTGAACTGAGGCAGGTCACGGATCTGACCAGTGACACGATCAGCCATGGTTTTGCAAACACCAGCATGTGGACATGAATAGCCCGCTGGGATATTGAAGATGAGTCGGTTCTTAAGCTTGCCGTTACCGGTAGAAAATTTCAGGAGCTTCATGGTTGTGTTGAATTGATTGATAAGAAAAACTAATGAGTAGTTTAAGGACGTGCTCAGGTCCATCTTCCCGTTCGGGATTATTACAGTTGATTACAGCCTTTGAATGGTTCTCTGGACAAACGAATCATAATCTGATCACCTGAGTCTGGAACTTCTGATGGACCCTGGTGCACCAGGATCTCCCATACGCTTCGATTGATCTTCATGATGGAGTGACAGTACTTCGTCATCAAAGCTTCTTTGTCTTGCCCTGGTTTGTAGGACAAAACTTTCTTGTGGATACCAACGGGTTCATCTTCATTGTCTTTGGTGTAACAAGCAACCCAGTAAGCAGATGAATGGGTCTTTTGTTTGGTCGTACTAAAACCTTTCATTAGTTGATCGGACTACTAGGCTTCAAGCTCGGTGGCAATGGCGAAGAGATTACCCACTGTCACTGCATGGACCGGACAGCCTTCCAAATAAAAGGTTTCTCCTTGCTCTGCGGCAGCACGCAGGGCGGCGGCAGCAACCATGCCTGCGTGTTTCTTGGCGGGAACTACATAAAGGTGTTCCTCTTCGTCGTAGACGCGGAAAGCGGCAAACTGCACCGCCTGAGCAATAGGTGAAAGTTCTTGAGTCATTGTTGAACTTCGTAGTGTGTAGAACTAAGTTGTAGTTATGTTACTGGATGAACAACATCATATACATGAAACGTCATATACTTTCCGTATCAACCGCTACAGAATAATGACGCTCACGTATCGGGGTGTCAAGTACGACAAGGACGAGCAGTCCAAGACGGACATTGGCTGGTGGAACTTAGCCCACCGTCCATGGCTCTGCCTGACGTACCGTAACATCTGCTACTTTCCTTTTGTCACCGGAGGTCAAATCAAATGAACAAAGCACTGATTGTCTACTTGGTAGATAGGAAAAAGAAAGTGACACGCAAGGATGTGGAGTCCAAGCATGCCATCAAAGAATTAAAAAAACAAACAACCGCGACCTTCTGATCGCCATTGTTCTATCTCCTCCCCTGGCTTAGTAGCCGGGGGATTCTTCTTGGAAGGCAGCTTCTCCAATGATGGGGAACTGTTGGCAGAAGATTCGTTTAATTTCTCTGGCAATTTGTTGGTGTTCAAGTTGCGTTCCATTGGAACAACGAAGATCAAGGTAGTGTATCCACGACCTCAGTGTGCCGTTCATGAACAGACGAGTCTGTGTGGATAGTGGCAAAACGGAACGAGCACATTCCTTGGCAATGCCATTGCTTACCATCTCACGATAAAGATGCTCAGCATTTTCATACAGTTCGCTGATGCGTCTGTAATAATTACCAAGCATCTCAACAGGGATGTCATCAATGCTGTTCTGTCTGTTCTTTAAATCTTGACGACGTAGGTGCGGGATAACAGCAGAGCCAAGCTCGCTGGTATCTGCATAGCGTTGACTAAATTCCTGAAATGAAAATGAACGATGACGCAAGATTTGTGGTGAGATTGCACGGGTCGTTTCAATCTCCACGGTCATGTTGGCCATCTCAAATGGACTCCAATGTTTGTTCCGAATGAGATACTTCAACAAACGTGGAGCTGTGTTCATGTTGTCTTGGTTCTTTGGTGCAGAAACTCTTGCCATCTTGACAATCATTTCTTCTGCATCGGGCGTTGCCCAGATAAGATTAACATTCATGTGCTGCACCTGAGGAAGTAATGCCAATTGTTAGTGGGATCAGTGTACCTGATTACGTTGCAGTTTTTGTAAGTGTCAATGACTTCAAAGTTTGATTTGCCTTCAGTTTTATCTGATGACAAAAAGATTGAAGCCAACAAACCAGTAGCTGCAAACGCAAGGATTGTTACACAACAACCACGGAGGAAATGAATCTGTTGTTCAGTCATGATTCCCATGGTAGAAAGTCAAGTGTTCTTCGCAAGGTCAAAGCATCTTCGTCAGTAACACAATTGCCCTCAACAAGACATTCAATAATTTCTCGTACTTGATTTTTCAAGTTTGACAGCTTGACACGGCGAGCATTGCGTAACTCTCGTCCATAGCTAGGACAAGGAAGACTGAGCCATTCACAACATGCATCCAACTCTTGATCAGCCCCCCAAAGAGCCGCTTGCGTGCACATATATTTTTCACGATTCATGTGTTTTACTTTTGCTTTATACCATTCATCAGACCATTGGAAAACAAGGCCTTCAGAAGGTAGTGCAATTGGATGCTCTTGAGTCATGTTATTCACCAGGGACAATGACTTCTTTCATCAGGCGTTGAAGCTCTGATGCTGGACAGATACGCATCGTAGCGTGTTCTCTTGGTGATGACAGATGATCCCACTGGATCACCAAGAACTTTTGCTTACGTCCTAGCCTGTTTGGTTTTTCAATGATGTCAAGTACATGACCGTACCGCTGACTGCGGTACTGTTGAATCCGTTCTTTAACTTCATTGCGTACAGCAAAAATCCCATGAACCTTGGGACGTTCTGCTACACGATCACCAATGGCATAAGTGAATTGACGTTTGGTTGTCATTTGATGTTGGAATAAGTTTTGTAATTGACAATGCGTGAGATTGTGCTGCGGTTAGTGTCATAGCGTATAGCTATCTGACCGTTGCTTAATCCCTTCTGATGTAAATGACGAATCATTAATACATCTTTGTCTGTCAAAAAAGAATTACCATTTCTAGTACCTGTTGGCTTGTAGGGCACCAATGGAACTGGCTTTGCAATTTCGTAACGTTCTACTGTACGAAACTTAGCGCCGCAATCAAGACAGCGACAATAACGTTTGGTTACTTCAGATCCTATATGTTCAGTGCAGGTAACACGTGTGTTACTACTGTTACATGTTCTGCATTTCATTGTGTGAAGTGAGGTTCAATGAATCAAGAATGAATACAGTTTCTTCTTTGCCAACAAGATTAAATGAATCTTTGATTAACTTGTGGCCAGGAGCTTCTGTATAAAATTGTTGAAGCAGCTGTTCAGCTGTTTCAAATGCATCGGGTTTACCAGTCAGTTGAATCATGACATCTGATGTCATGTTATCTAGCATTTGTTGAATGACTTGATAACGAACATCAGGCCATGCTTCATCTGGTATGCAATCAGCAATAAGTTCTGTTACATCATGATAGATAATTGATTTGAAGACCATGAAGAAAAGACCCCTGCATGTGCAGGGGCCGAACATTCCGCTGTGATTTTAAGCAGTTTGGGCGTTGGTGTCTACCGCCTGGTCCATCAGGCCTGACTCTTTGAGTCGATCCAGCATGCCGCACATGATGGTGGCATGGGCATGGGTTTGTTCCATGAACATGCGCGCCCGCTCTGCCGACATGGTATGGACACGGCCGGAGGGTTCCACATAACGCCAGCTGCCATCAGGCTGGGGATCACCTTGGAGGGCAAGACGTTCTGAGTTATGAACGTACCTGAGCTCGAGGTTGTAATGGTCCTTAAGGCCGTCAGCCGCTGTCCAGGTTGCTCCAAGGTTGTAACGCTGTTCTTCATCAGAGTAAGCGTGGAACTCAGGGATAAGATTTTTGAAAGCAGCAAAGAGTTGCATGATGTTGTGTTGAGTGTAGGTTGGTGCAGACGGCGGGAGTCGAACCCGCAAGGGCAAATGCCCGACGCATTTTAAGTGCGTTACGTATACCTATTCCGTCACGTCTGCATCACTTGGACTTACACTCACATCAATTGATGTGTGATGCCAAGTGTGATCATGAGGTAACGGCTCAGTGCCGTAGTCCCATGTATCATAGTCATCCTCGTTACGAGGATCCTTATCGATCAGGATGTACTGAGGTGAGTTATCTGTGATGTACTCACCAATGTTTGCCATTGCCATGGCAAGCAATTGATCATCAGTGTAATCGGGCATGAGTTAAAGGGCATCCATATAACGAGGATAGGATGCCCCTGCTGTGGCCTTAGCTTTCAGATCTTAGCTGTTTCTCACGAGATTGCAAGGCCTGCTTGAAGGCAAGTGCGTACTCTTCCCTTTGCTCCTCGTTCAGTCGCTGGTTGGCTACGCCAGCAATCTGCTTGACGTTCATGACACCCATGGATACATCCAGTTGAATGGTGAAGGTTGGCCTACCATCAATCATGCAAAGCACAATGAAGTGCTTACGTTTCTTGATGTCTTCTGCATACTGGGACGCAGAGCCCACACAGTTGCGGACTGCTTGTCCCCACTGTGCAAGTTGATGCGTATCAATGGGTTGCAGGAATGTCCAGCTATGGCCATTCATCTCTACATGCACAGGTGCAGGGAATAGATCCTGGTGCAGTGACTCCTTCTTGTTCTGAATCTTCCATGCCTCTGCTTGCACATAGTCATGGAAGTCAGGCATGCGCCAACGCTTTGGTGGCTCAAGTGTTTTACCTGCCTCAAGGATACGCATGATCATTGAGAAGGTATCGTTCATCTCATACCATGAATGAACAAAATAGTTGTAATCAGAATGGATTAAAGAACGAGCTGACGCAGACTTCTCTTCATTAGATTTTTCAGAATACTTACGCATCATATTGAGGAACGATGTAACACTCATGTGCTCACGTAGCCAAACAATGAGTTCATCACTGGTACGCAAGTGATTGAGATTGACTTGACGTAACTCAGCAAAGTATGTACGGTAATGATCAAGCGGACAGTCGGGCCATACTCGATTGATAAAGTAGATTGAATTAGTCGTCTGCTCAAATTCTTTGTAACCATACTTAATTGCTTTACGCAATTCGTTATCAACATTGTTGTACTGTTCAACAGAGCGATCAAGCATTGTTTGCAAACGCTTCTTGATAAATGGAGTTGTAATGATGTGCTGAATATCGTTGATGGTTAGATAGGTTAAAGATGTGTAATTATTCTTAGCTGTCCATGCATTAGCAAGGTCAACTATATTGTCAACCGTTAACTTGAATACTGAACGATCTTCGATGCAGTTTGTTAATGCAAATGGAAACTCAAGTGCATCAAGAAGGTTATTACATTTGATGCGATCAAACATGGAATGACTGTCGTTCCATGTTGGGATAGTTTCCATCAAAGTTGACTCAAAACTATTGATTGCATCATTCATATCACGTGACTTCTGGTAGTAACTAGCAATACCCATGGCACGCCAATTACGTGCATCATTACCTGCAATGATGTCTTGCTTAGTTATGGTACGTGAGTACGTAAAGGTTTGCGCGCCACGTGTACTGGCGTGTTCGGTGCAACGATCTTTAGTATTCCAGATATGACGAGGTAGTACCTTAGCTGCAGCTGCAGTGTTCTTGAATGCATAGGCATAGCCATAGATGTAGTCCTCACCTTTGGCAGGTAGCCATGCGGCATACCAGCATTGCTCAAAGTGATAGAGGATTGCAATGGTAATTGTACGTGCTTGTGGTGTGGCAACATCAACCACCTTGGTAAAGCGATGGTAACGTTCTGATACACCTGACGAATTGATACGATCAATTGCATCTTGTTGATAGCTACCACGCACCACATTCTCAGGGATGAGATGTGGGATATTACCCAATGGATATTTAGCTTTCTTTGTAGTCTTCTTGGGTTCCTGTTCTTTGACCAAAGCCTTAAGCTTTGGATCATAAGCCAAGAGTTCTTGTTGCAGGCAAGAGGGAATTTGGAAGTGCATGAGTTGAATTGATTGAGTAGGTACTGAAAAGCCTGGGACTTACACCTTACGGATGCCCAGGCATGATGTCAAACGTTAGTCAAGTTCGACCAGTTGCCACTGAGGATCGAGCTGATCAAGATAGGCGCAGAAGCCATCTTCATCAAGAGGAAATGGTTCCTCTGGATCCAGCTCGACAGTTGTTGTACACAATGCAGGAGCCCACTCTTCAGGGTCGAGGCGAGTCGCCCGATAGAGCAGGCGCATTTCGTCAACAACTGCTGTAACTGTGACATGAGTATCAGTGAAATGAGTGTCTTCAATGGCTAAGACTGTCATCAGTTGTCCTCGATGTAGGAACAGTTGGTGGTTTTGATGAGGCGGTACTTCATCCACAGACGTGCTGTGTCGTACTCGCCATTGAAGCGTGCTTCATCTAACACATTTGAATTCGCCCTGCGCTGTGCACAGGCAGCAAGATTAATGCGATCAAACATGTTGATGTAGTCTGTGTATGTAGCCATGAATTGAAATGAGTTGAGGTAATGGACAAAAGCTGGGACTTACACCTTACGGATGCCCAGATCTTTAGATTATCTTAATGTTTGATTTGCTCAAACCTGTGCCTGGGATACTGATTGATCCACGCACACCAGACTCACGTGCATTGAGTGTGAGTTGGAACGGTCCAAGCTGAAACGATTTGCTATAGGATTGAATACCATTTTCTGTGATATTGAATCCAGCAATGGTCTTATCAAAGCTGATTGGTGATTTGTCTTTAGTCATTTCAAGTTCTCGGGCATTAGTTGATTGATGTCATCTTCATCTTCAAAATTTGTCATTACAAACTTTTGTCCATCGGGGGCAACAAAGCCCCCGATAAAACCAATACCGTATTTGTCTGCTGATTCTTTCATCTTGGCTACAAGCTGCATAGCTTGAAGTCTTTGAAGATCAATTGAATCAGGAATACGAGGAGTGTTGGAACTAGACATTGGTGTTGAGTTGATTGGTGGTCTAGAAGACTTGGGTAGTCTACCAGGGTTGTCAAGGGATGGTAAAGGGGGAATACATAATAGTTTCTTATAGAACTAAAGGTATCCCCCTGGTACTTCCCCAGGGGTTGTAGGGGACTACGAATGCATAGCCTGGTGCTCCTGCCAAGCAGCTGCGTGCATTTCTGCTGCAGTGATTGGAGGTTCACCTGGTTCGTTCGGAGTTGGGTCGTAGTCGAGTTCTTCTTCCAGCATGGAGATCATTTCTTCGACTAGACCCTTGGCATGTGGTGTAAGGTGTTCATCCATTTCATGGCGCTTGCTCTCGCGAGCTTGCACATTCTTTAAGATGGAGTGAACTTCTGCAAGGTAGTAATACTCGTTCTGTTGTGCGTAATACATCCGTAATAATGCTTGAATTTCAGATGCAACCTTGGGGCCAGCTTGATGAAGTGATTGAATGCGGTACAAACCAAAGTCCAAGATCGCTTGAATAGTTTGTAGTTGTGCACGCATCAAAATGTTCCTCGCCCTGGTACCAAGGCAAGGACAATCAAGCACTGATGTTTCTGGTTTTAAATGCATGGTTGGTTTGGAGTTAAGGTTGGATTAAAGCCTGGGACTTACACCACATTGTTATGTGGACGCCCAGGCTATGACTGAAGTATTGGCATGTATTGGCACTTTGTACGTGCCACCCAATACTACGGTATAACGATTACGTTGTCTTAGGTTCGAGCATGATCCAGCCTGTGTAGTTAGCACTGCTGCGATCAATGGTTACTAAGCCGTGTTCCTCCAGTCTTGTCAATGCTGTGAGGTATTGATCAAGCCTAGAGTTTTGGACGGGACACCTTGGTACGTAACACGGTGTGTTCTTGTACTTCTTCCTGTGGTTCAGGTAGTACAAGTAGATGTTCCGTTGATTGATGCTCAATCCGACTGGCGGTGTCAGCGTTGATGTTGCCGTTGTCATCAGCAGTAATGTGGAGTTGATTCGGGGTAGACAGTAGCGTATCCGTTGGAGAAGTTGACTTCGTAGTTGTGGTACGTCGTCGAGAGACCGAGGCTTGGCTGGTCTGCGACTTCGTACTCGTCGAAGTATTGGATGAAGGCTTGGACCGCTTGCTTCTTGGAGAAGACACAGTGGGTGAGGACTGGGAGTCCTGCTTGGTACCACCATCCGCCTTCTTCTGGACCGCCGTAGTGGAGCGTCGTTTCGTGGACGGTGACAGTCGTTGGGTCTTCATGCTCCCACTGTTGGTGGGTTGTGTATCGCTGGATGGCAAAACGTGCTTTCCAGGAGTTGGGGTAGAACTTTTGGAGTTCAGAGATGTAAGACATTTGATTGCATCAATGAAAGTTGTGATGAGAATTGAAATGATGACAATGATGTGAACAACAATGTCATCTTCGTGTTGCTTAGGCTTGGTCATCGTAAAGCTCCTGTTCTTGGTTAGGTGTATTAGTCACAGAGAAACCGACGAATTGTCCGTCGATTTCAATGAGTGACCATTCGGATTGATCAGCTTCACGCATGGCTTCTTCTAGTTCGTATGCACGATCAGCCATTGCGTCAAGCAAGTCTGCATTGCGCTGCTCATCAATGAAGCTAAAATCTTTCATGGTTTGAGTTGAATAAATGAACAGTTGTCCTGGGACTTACACCACTTATTGAGAAGAGTTCTCAAGAGTGGAGGCCCAGGTGATGTGTGATTAGGCTTTGATGTCGCTCCAAGCAATACCGCGAGCGATATTACTGATTGCGCAGCCTGTCACGTTGTAACGGCGACCAATAGCTTGGTACGCCTGAGTTTTGCTTGTCCACCCACCCATGTACTTCTCATCGTTGATGAGCAGTTTGATTTCACGTACTTGGCTGGGTGTAAGCTTAGGTACAGGACCGCGATAACGTAGATGTGTAGTACCAGAAGCACCAACAGGTTTGAACTGTGTTGTGGTCTTGGTCTCTTTCCTATCACGTTCTGCAAGTTCCTTTAGATAAGCCAAGCCCTGTTCCTTGGACATGACAGGACCATTCATCCGTCCCCGTGACGGTTGCATGGGGGGTTGAGGGGGTGTCTCGATCCATGGACTGCGGATAGGAAAGCCAAGCGTTACTGACGTTCCATCCTTGAGGATGGAGATGGTGACCTTACCATCCCTTGTAATCACAGAGACGTGATCGGGGGCGGTCACATCGAGTTGGCTGAGCGCGTCCATGAGTGATGTACTGGAGTTTGAGTGGACTGTTGGGTGAGCTGCCCCTGCCTTGCAGGATGCAGGTAGAGAATAGCTGGTACGTACAGAGATGCAAGTACCAGCCGTAGCGCTTTGCGTTTGCGGGACACCAGATGTAGGTTAGTCGTGTGGGATAAAGTCCGAGTCGTTGAGTAGCTGATGAACTGACAAGCAGTCTTCAGCGATCTCATCTCTGGTGCAACCTTCCCATTCGATGGACTGGTCTTCAATGACTTCACAGCCAGCATCTTCGAGCTGGTCGTGGAATTGAGACCAAGTACGTGCGTTGCCCCAGACATGGGCATAACGACCGGAATGATCAGCGACTAGTGCGATGTGGAGTGCCATTGTTCTGTTGAGTAGGGTTGGAGTTGATGTTAGTGATGTCAATGCCGATCAGTGCAGGCACTGTGAATGCGGCAATGATGAGGGCAAAGAGAGCAATGCCGTACGACCAAAGTTGATTTGAGCGAGTCTCAGTAGACTCACCATAAGAATCAAGGATGATGTACTTGCCTTTGCCCATGGAATAGATGGTCTTCATCTTAGATCGTGGCAAGAATGTAACGGACGCAAACCAGATGATCTGGCTTGAAACCAGGCGGTAGTTCTTCTGCGTAGAACCACTCGCCCTTGACATCAAGCGAGACGCATTCGCTGTTTCGTGCAAAGCCAAGAGCTTTATCACCCTTGGTGCACCAAACAATGTAGACGCATGCGTCCATGCAAAGGATGTAATAATCATCCTGCTTGATATCAAACGTTTCAAGTGCGTCTTGAATGTCTGAATGATCAAATGTAATTGGCATAGTGTTGTATGCAATGGATGCAGGGAAAACCCTGCAGAAAACCCACTCATCACAAGGATGAGAAGGGTTAAGTGCAGAGGTCAGTTAACGTACTTACTGTTGATGCAGTAATACGTATCACCAAGGAATCCCTTGGTGTAGATCAGGTTGTGCCCTGGTTGGTTATGGCATGTGTTCTTGTAATGCTCATTGAGCATCTTCTGTCCACAGACGGACAGGATCATGCCAATACCAGTGCCAACAACGATGGCGATAACAGAGTCAGCCAGATGATTGTTAGTCATGATTCAGATGTCTTTCTTGGGAGTGATAACAAATGCCATGTCATCAGGCATCATGAGTGCAGCAGCACGACAACGAATGTCATGCAGCTTCTCTGATGCATTAACCGATTGACATGTCTTGGTAGCAACCTTTGCTGTAGTCTTGGTTGCAGTTACTACCCAAGGCAGGAATTCACGTACGTTCTTCCTGAAATTAAGTGCAGTCATGGCATTGAGTTGAGTGGAAGCAGGATATAGAATCCTGCAGTAAAGGGCCGAAGCCCCTTAGAGCAGGAATCAGAAGATCGTTGCGTAAAGATTGTCGAGGTGCATCGTGGTAATGTACTGATAGTAATCAGACATTGCAGCTAATAACTCCTTGGTACCAGCAGGAATACCGTTACCAAGAGTTTGTACCTCACGTTCAATCCAACAAGGATTGCCATAGCAGTCATCAACTTCTACTTCATAACGAAGCATAGTTGATTCACCGCCATGCCAAGTGATACGCTCGGTTGCACCTTCGTAAGGGTAGTAGCACAGCATAGTGTTGTGTTGAGTAGATGCCACGGGATTGTGGCAAGTGTTGTGTGGGGGATTTGATCCCCCGGCATCACGCCTGGTCAGAAGACCATCACAACGTCGTCGGCCTCCATCATCTCCTCGAAGGACATGATGCGCACGTCATGCGTGCCTTGTATGCCGTTGTTAAGTTCGGGTGCATTGAGCTCGAAGTCGCATTGAGCTGCTTCGATTAGCGCCTCTTCCCACTGGAAGGAAACGCCATGTTGCACGCCGTCAATCACAATGAAGTACATGGTGTTGAGTTAAGTAGATGCCACGAGATTGTGGCAAGTCTGAACCAGGGGATTGCACCCTGGAACGCCGCTTAAACGGACTCAGATAGCGTAACCGTTGGTGATGCACCAGTTACGGTGAAGCGTGTCATGCTCCTTCGGCCAGTCATGTGTAATGCACTGGTGAGCCGTTGCCTTGTCCACAAAATGGATGACGACTTGGCTACCAATGCCCATGATGGAAGCAGCAATGAGCACGCAGGATGCAATACGTTGAGTCATGATTGCGTTGAGTAGATGCCACGGGATTGTGGCAAGTCTGATGCCGGGAATTGAACCCGGCTGCGCACCAGCTATCAGAAAGGATGATAGTCGACTACCAGAAGATCTTGCTCCCAATCCTCAAAGGATTGGAAGTATTCAAGAGCTTCTTGCTCGTTGTCAAACACCTTCTCACATCCCTGGAAGTAGGCGTCTTCGAATGTGTAGTCAGCGTAAACAGCAAAAGGATTACGCTTAACTTGAACGGAGTAATACATGTTGAGTTGAGTAGATGCCACGGGATTGTGGCAATAACTGGACCAGGGTTTGCACCTGGTCACCCGCTTTAACGGATCAGCTAACTTCGTAAATTGCCCATGACATTGAGTCATAAACCTTCCTGGCGATTTCGCCATTCGGATCGTTAACCTCAATGAAACGGTCAACTATTTCAGCCATGCAGATTTCATGGCTGACCATTCTCTGACAACAATCTTCAATTGCTGCCTCACGAAGTGAGATCAGCACTTCAAGAGTGTGCGCAAGAGCTTGGTCCACAGGATTCTCCTGTTGTGTGGTGCCCATCTCCACAGGGGGCAATAACTGTGGGAGGGTTTGCACCTCCCAACCCGCTTTAACGGATCAGTTGTTCTCCAGCATCTCGTCCACGTAGGACTTGATAACCTGGAGGTGTTCGGCAGTAAGTACCTGGCTACGGCCATACTCAAGCAGGTCAAGGACCTGGAGCATGACTTGATCGCCAGCTTCCTGCCGGGTCGGTACGCCACACATATCGAAGATCTCTTCGCATGACATCTCAGTGATGTCAACGCAGTCGATCTGACGAACGGTGGCGATGGTGGTGTTGGTCACGGTGTACTCCGGTAGCTTGGACTTACACCACTGAAGTGTGGATGCCAAGAACACCTGGTGACCTACCACCTGAGTTGTCTGCTACGTTTAACGTCCAGCTCGACGATTACACTGCTTAAATCCCGACCTTTAACATCGGGATTAACCAAGTCTTGTATTACTCACTGTCCTATTTGGCCCGTGGGGGAGCGTAGCGCCACATCCAACCGAAATGTCAGGAAATGTTGACAATTGAGAGGATAATGAGTGGAAGACTCACTAAATGAGGGCTATATAAACCCCTGGTCGCCCAGGGGAAGAGATAACCGTCAATCGAAGCAGGTTGCTTCTATAACGAAGCTAAGATCTTTGGGTCTGCGTGTGATAAACACTCGCCATTGACGGATGTCAACGCTACCTTCGCTGCTGGTGTCATAGCTGTTAGCGTACAACTCTTGTTGAGCAAGCTCAAGCTCGTAGATGTACAGATAACTAAGCAACTTATCCATCAAACGCTTCGGACTAATGTCCGCAGCTTTGAAGAATCCTGGTGCTAATGTCACCTTCTTGCCGTTAGCAAGTGCAGCAACTGCGCACTCGCAACGGTAGTCAACTTCGTAAGCGCTGATCGTAGCAATGAATGTTGCCATTGTGCTGAATACAGTGGAACTCTGCGTTAGTACGGATGCGCAGCCCCCGTTACTTATCAACCTCCTTCTTTTTTTCTATCCGGTATCTCTCTCGGTTGGGGTGTTGGAGAAGAGTCAGGTAATTTTGTACCCTTTTCAGGGATATATGCGCCCGTTTTTTGTATTTACGAATACAAATATTAATTTTTATCCCTAATTTGTATGTAAATTTCCCACTTACCCCAAAAATTTACACAAAAAAGCCGGGTGTAACCCCGGCTTTAGTCCCAAATATTACACTGTTGTTTTAACTGGCGCCTTTTTGTACGTACTGTGTCGCCAAATTGACAGCCTGTTGATATTTTTGCGTGTCTGGCACGGCCATGGCCAGCTCCTGGTTCGCGCTTGACCGTAGATTTTGGACTTCAAAGGGATGCATGCCCCCCTCGCGCAGTTCATTGGCGCGTTGGTCAATTGTTTGACGTATGTTTTCTCGTCTTTCCCTAAGTGCTTCGTCCATTTTTTGCGTTCTTTACCGTCGTAACGGTTTATATTCCTTAGTTTACAGGATAATTACGTTTTTTAATATCCAAAGTTAGAATGTAACCATCAAAAGATTATAAATACCTCCATAAAGGTTATGGTGCTCTCTCCTGCTGACTTTTACGCCTACAGCCGCGCCACTGGAGCGCCAGTCCCAGAAGATGCTCAAGAACGGGCGGAGATGGCGCCTGAAGTTCTGGAGTTTCGTCGTAATCAACTCAAGGCCCCACAACAAGAGTCCAATCCATTTGCTGCTTTAGGTACTGCTGCCCTTGGCTTAGGTGCATTGGCAGGTTTGGGGTTTGGTGCCAGGGCATTGATGGGTCGTGGCCGTCAGCTTCCTAAAGGTCCAGCCAAATCTGCAACCGCTGGTGTACGCCAAGTCAATCTTGCGGACATGGAACAGTCTGTTCGTCGTGTTGCTGCAGAGCCTGCACCTTCTACTCCAGCGCCTACACCATCCAAAATCGCCAGCCGTAGCGTGATGCCTACGGAGGAAGAGGCTTTTACACAGTATCGGCGTCAACTTGCAGAAAAACTGCCTGAACCTACGGCAGAAGAACTGAACTTCCCTGCTGCAGCACCTCGTGTGTACGGGGTTGGCTATCGTGAGCGTCAACCAGAACTTGGCTATCGCTCTGACGCGCTTGCCGCCTTTGAAAAGAAATATCCACCGTCTCCTGAATTGCAAGCCGCACGTCGCGCTGCTGCACAACAAGACCTACTTAATGCTGCTGCACGGCTTGAAGCAAATACTGCAACCCTAACCGACCTCCAAAAGATCCAAGCTCCAGCTGCTGCAGATCAGTTTATTAACGCAGTTGAATCCGGTGAAGACCAGATGACTGGACGCATAAAATCTCAACTCAGCCGTAATGAAGACCTGGATATGAGCCAGGTTGAAATACTTGAAAATATTGTACAAAAAAATAATGCATTAATGCGTGAACAAGCGGATCCTTCTCAGATGATTGGTTATGTAGCAGATGAACCAATTAATCAGGTTGCTTTTCAATTGCCAGATGGTTTACCTGTTAATCAAGCAGAAGGTGTAACTGTACGTGAATTGTTGAGGCAAGGTAAACCCGTACTTGATTTACGGCAGAGACAAACTGTTCGTGTTTCGCCCAAAGCCCTGGGCCTGGAACAAGAACAAGATCCTTTAGTGCAAGAGGCTCGTCAGTATCTGCGGGCACAAGAGATTGATACTGATTTTGATTACTCTGCAGAAAACATAAGACAAGCTGCACAAGTTCGTGATCGCATTGAAACAGCACAAGCTCTCCAGAACCAAGCCAATCAAATTATTGCAGAGCTCCAAGCAAAAAGACCGGTAGTTAACCAACAGTTATCTCCTCAAGAATTCGCTGCTGCTTTTAATAAAAAATATCGGGAGGAATTAAATCCTGAGTTGCGGATGGTTGATAATGCTCGCCAACGACAAGAGCTTCGCAAAGAACAAGCCGGTGTTGAGGGAGAAGATGTTGTATCGCTGTTGCTTGGCGATGTTCCCGAAGTTGAAACCACAATGCGTGGTAAAGCCCTTCGTGGCGGTAAGCTCAATCGGGCGGGAGATATTAGTTACATGGATGAATCAGGTCAAGAATATGCCTCTGCTGATACGGGAGTAAAAGCCAGACAAGGTCAGGGTGTCCAGTATAAAGAGCATGCACTTTTGACCAATGAGGTTAAACCGATTATTGGCAGTGCATCGGATGAAGAGTTAACTTCGCTCTTGCTTGAAGGACAAGCATCTCCTTTAAGGCAAGCACTGAAAGAACGAGTAGCTCAAAAATTAACAAGGTATCAAGATCCTAGACAATTAAATTTACCGTTTAGCCCTGGAGGTGGTGAGCAACAAGCTATTAGTACTTCTCTTGACACTTATCTTACTAACCTTGCATCTCAAACTTTAGTTGCAAGAGCCTTAAAGAATCCGGAACCCACTGCACTACAAACAGCGGCTTTAAATCGTGCCAGGGCTTCTGTTGCTGCTTCGGAAGAAATTCGTCAACAGGCTCGTATTCAAAGCCAACAAAAACCAACTATTGCCCCTGGTCCAGCACAAGACGTTGCTCGCGCCATGGAAACCTTGCGTCGAGGAATGATCGTTGATCCTTCTGAACCACTTCCTGTAATGCCTTCTGTGCAACAGTTACGCACTGGATATGCTTCTGATGAGGAGATCGGCTCCATTCTCGGCGCTTCTGATGTTTATACAGGTGCAGCAGCAGAGGCCGCTGGACCAGTTATCTTTACGGGTAAGAGCAAGGCAAATACCGTACTTGCAACACCTCCACTCATTGGATCCATTGATACACCTGCAGGACGCTATCTGACACAAAATAATCCTGATGTTCTTGGTACTGTTTATAATGTTGCAGGTACTCGTGCTAATCGTGCAATCTCAAGGCAAGTTGAGGCAAACGCACAGGCTTTCTTGGCAGATGCAATTACTGGTGGGATGCAGGTTAAAACCGTAAGTGATCCTGAATCTTACGTAACACCTAGAGCTTCAGCGACAAGTCAATTAGAACTTTTCCCTGCCCAAGCGCCACAAGTCTCATCCATTTCTCCTATGCGTCTTGCAGGAGCATTAGGCGCCCCTGGAATTGACCCCAGCAAACGGACGTTGTACGCACAGTATCAACCTGGTCGTAGCGTGCCTGTTCCTCGTAGTCCCTTTATTGGGGAAATGATTGGTGGCACAGTAGTTGTTGTTCCACCCATAGGAGCAAGCACTGGAACACGCCGTGATATTGGTGCACCTTCCGCCAGTATCGACTTAACTCGTCGTGGAGAAAAATCAAGATACTTCTCTCTTTATCCTGAAGAGCAATTTGTTACTGGGATAGAGCCTGCACCTATTGGACCTGTGACACAATCTGCTGGTTTATCTCGGATTGGCGGCATGACTCAGCAAACCATACAAGGCGCAGGTGGGTTTCCCATTACACAGCTCACTCCCCAAGGCCAAAAGATTGCTTATCCCCGAATGGATAAACCAGCTAAAGCTCTTGGTTTTCGTGGGGGGACGGTTACGAATATTCCTCGTTACGGGATTAATCCCGGAGCAGAAGATTGGCGTGATGACCTGATGCGTTCTGCTTTCCGCCGTGGTGGACCCATTCGTACTTATCCTGCCGATCCTCGTCAACTTGGTATCGAGGGTCGAGGATTAGATCTTCTATTAGAATACCTCAATAGGAGCAAGCCATGACTAACAACAAAAAGAAAAAAGATAAAAAGTGGATTCAAGGCATGAACATGAAGGAAGGCGCCTTCACCGCTAAAGCCAAATCCCGTGGGGTCAGTACTGCTCAGCTTCAGGAGAATGTTTTATCCAACCCTGACAAGTACGACGAAAAGACAGTAAAACAAGCAAACTTGCGTAAAACTCTAGTAGGCTTACATAAGAAAAAGAAAAGTAAATGAAAATAGATAAACCCAGGACCACACCAGAAAAATACATTGGTTTTGGCGGCAACCAAGATAAAAAACTTTCTTTTAAAGCACAATACGATCTTCCTGCCAAATCCCAAGAAACCCCCTGGATTTCATCACGTTTTGGTCGACAAGATTTAACTAAACGTATTGCTAATAGACGTTTAAATTTCAACGATCTTAATTTTTTGCCAGAAGGACAAGAGGTGAAAGGGTATGAGATGTTCCCAGGTCAAGGTCGTTTTGACGTAAATACGGATTATGACTTTCCAATTGGTAGGCCCGCAACTCCAAACTTTCCTGAACAACAACCAGACTTTGATCCTTTTTGGAATACTTCGTATATTTCCAGTCCAGTAATTTCACCTGACGACAAAATAAAAAATCCATTTCCACGACAAGATAACGTGGATCCAAATGGTTACCTGGCACAAATGATGGAACAAGGTTTAAATACCAACATTCCAATGTTCCCTGATCTTATTAATGAGAACCCCCAGACTTCCACTTCGATCTAAGCTAAGCAAATTAAAATAAAACAATACAGGTAAACAATATGAAACCCTTTGCACGCCTGCTTGCTTACGCATCCAAGAATAAAGATGTTATCGGAAACGTGGCTGCAGGCAGCGTGTTAGCGGGTGGGTTTGGCGCCATGTCTGGCGGACCAGGAGTAGGCCTTGCTTATGGTTTAGGTGATTTGGTAACTGCACTTCCGTTGACATTAGGAGCACGCCGTCTTCGTCCACCGAAACCAACGGGGCGTCGCATTGAGGTAGAACCAGGTAAATTTGAGCCAGAGATGGCTAATTCGCGTTTAGAAACCACAGCCAACATTGGGGGGTCTTTGATTTCTCCATTTGCAACAGAAGCATTGGTAGGTGGGTTGATGCCTCAACCACAGGCAACACCTACGCAAATCTCGCAAGAACAGCAGATCATGCAGCAGATGATGCAGCGTCAAGGCATCAATGAACTGCAAGTTCCACAAGCGGTTGCACCTGGTACGCAATTCCAAGCGCAGGGAATCGAGCAAACCTTTCTTGATGATTATCGTGCGCAGGTAACCAAGATGTTACCCAATCTCCCCCCTGGCTACATTGAACAAATGGTGGCAATGGGAGGAGCCGTCTAATGAATCCGATTAATTTTTTATCTTCTCTTGTTCCTAACAATTATAAAGAAGGACTTAAAAAGGGTGAACGCGTAACACAACGTTTACATAAAACAGATAAATACGATTTATTTATTGGTTCTCCGCAGTTCAAAAAAACTCTTGCAGCAGAGGGGGTTACAGCACGTAAAACGCCTGTGCAGTTTCTCGGTGCCTATACAGCGCGTTTGGTCGCTGATGTAACAAACGATGGTACACGTGGTCTTTGGTGGCGTTACAATCATCCGTTGGCCATCGCTGATAAAGTTGTTGAAAAAGCAATTGGAGAAGAAGCAGCTAAAGAATTGGGTCCATTAAAACGTGGTCTTTTGGTTTCTTCTGTTGCTATACCAGGTACGGCAGTTGCTGGCGCTTATGACATTACCAATGTGGGAGAGCAGTTTCGTCAAGCGGGTTTTGCTCAGCAGTACGCAGAAGAAGGGTCAGAAGATCGCCGCAAATCTGACCAACCTGCCGTGGAATTATTTGAACGTTTTTTCCTTGGACGCACTGGTCGTCCTTTAGCTTATGAAGAGGCCAAAAAAGATATTCCTGATTTAACCCCAGAACGTTACGGTAATTTCTTACGTAATTATTATCAAGACAAAGGTATTCTTGGTGTTCTTAAAGTAATGCCAGAAAATCTTGAAGGACATCCAGAGGCTCGGCTGCTAGGTTATCCAGTTAACATTCCAATGGTTACAACTTTTGCTGGTGGCTCTGCAGGTGTGGCAATAGGTGCTCGCATGGCCGGCACTCCGAAACAACGTCTTGTGCGAGGTGTTATTGGTGGACTTACTGGATCTGTTGCTGGCATTACAACCGGCAATGCTGTTAATGAAATGATTGCTTCTGGCAATCGACCAAAATTACCAACAGTTGCAGAATACGAAATCAGTACTGATAAAATTTAAGATATAAGAAATAATCAAATAGATGGCTCGCATTTTTACGGATCCATCCACTGGCCGCACTTATATGGGAGACCCTGTCTCCGGTGATGTTATTGAAGTGGGCGGTGGCGCTTCTGCGGAACCTCAAGGCCGGCGTGCACGTGCTCAACAGTTTGCACAGGATGCGCTCACTCAATTACAAACGGGTGCCGGCACTGCCTTTGAAACTGTTCAAGAAAAAGCTAAAGGCGCTGGTGAATATATCCGCAACAAACCAATGCGTGCCGGTCTACGCGGTGGTTTAGCCGGTGGTGCGCTGATGGCTATTCCTTCCTTAATGGAAGGCCGTCCCGCTGAAGCAGTCGGCGGTTTAGCTGGTTCTGCTGCTGGTGGCGCTGCAGGTGCTGCACTTGGTACCGCACTTCTTCCAGGGGTTGGCACCGTAATCGGCGGTCTTGCTGGTTCTGCCCTTGGCGGCATGCTTGGTGGCGGCGCAGCGGAAGCAGCTGTTTCTGCTTACACAGGCAAACCCCCCACTGGTAAGACAGGAACCGAAGTTTCTCAGCCTCCTCGCTTCATTGAAACCCCCCTGGGCCGCATCAATTTAAATGAGGCTGCTGCTCAACAAGATTCAATGGACCGCAATCAAAAGCGGCAAGTTGAGTATTACGGCACCATGATGGGAATGACGACGTCCAATCTTAAGGACTTAACTCAATTCCAGAATGATCAAGAAATCAATATGCAGAAAGCAATGCTTCCAATTACTACGAGGCTTGCAAACGATCAACTGACCCGTGCACAAGCACTAATCAATACACAGAACAACGCATACATCCAACAGATGATGGTCGGTGCCCAAGCCAATCTTGCTCTTGGTGCTCAACGTGAACGTGGCGCAACGATGCGTCAAGCACTTGCAACCAACCCGTATGTGGTTGCCTTGGGCGCACCAAACATCTCTATTGGTTGAGGTATAAATCATGGCAGATTCATCCGCTTTCGGTAACTTCTTTTCTTCTGCTTCTGGCATGGGTAACCCTATGACGCCTCAAGCGGGTGCTTACGAGCCATGGGAGCAAGATGTGCTCAATAAAATGAATCCTGACATTGCAGGCGCTATCCTTCTAAATCGCAAAAGAGAAGACGTTTATAACGACCCCAATCGTTTTGGGGAGCTTCTCAAGGTCATGAAAGAGTTTCGTGCAGAAGAAGCCGCTGGTGCAGCCAAGATCCAGGCTGAACGTGATAAGCGTGCATTCCAGTACAACTTAATGGCGAGTATTCCACAAACCATTACGCAAATTGGAAGTAACTTAGCTCAGATGTCATACAACGCTCCACGGCTTCAAATCCTTGCTGGGATTCCTGATCAAATCCGTGCCGCCTATGGTTCTATGCCAGCAATTGATGTTCCTCGTACCAGGGGATTTAGTTAACTCAAGGATATAATTACATCATGGCCGGATTCGGTACTCCTCTTAGCAGTATTCCAAATACTAGCTATCTAAATGCATCCTCTCCTGTTTCTTCTGCAGGCTTTACAGGATCTCCTACATCTTCATTTAAACCTACAGGTATGGATCCTCTTTCGATTGGTTTAGGTATTGCGGGTATCGGAGCATCTATCTTTGGCGCCTCCGCTCAAGAAAAAGCTGCTCAAAAACAGGCGGCCGCCACAGAAGAAGCGGCGAGAATTGCTGCAGCATCAACTGAAAAAGCAGCAAAATATGGATTACAAGCACAACTTGCTGGCAAGCTTGGTGGCTTTGGTCTTGACTATTTAACTGCTCGCTACGAAAGCGGTCCCGGTGCAGCTGCTTCGCGGATGAATGCCGCAAGAGATTTTACGCAACGCGTTAATCTTGAGGCTAATAACCCATCGGCTATTGCTTTACGTTCTGCACAGCGATATGAAGATCGTCTACGCAATGCATTTGGGCAAGACCCTGTTGGTTACGTGAACCCTCTTAATACGTTTGTTTAATTTAAAATAAACACATACCGGGATTAATACAATGGCAAACAATAAATATTTTGACTATCTTTCACCGCGTCAATCTTACAGTGATTCGGAAATATCAGATCGTCTTGGAGCACTAGAAGAAAAATTTGGAATGCGTCCAACAAGTCCGTTGTCTACTTTTTTTGCCGGTAGAACTTCTCAAGAAGAACCCAAGAAAAAAGAAGGATTAACAGGGTTGGCAAAACGCTTACGTAAGCTTGGCAATGTCGCTGTTGAAGATATCAAAGAAACGGATAAAAACATTACACAGTCTGCACCGGATTATGCGCGTTTTCTGGCAGGTCAAATTTCTCGGGGTGAGCGTAGTCCCCTAGAAGCTTCTGACGAATTCGTTAACTTTGGCTTGGCTTATGACGTCCCGGATGCGTTTAATATTGCTACCCAACTAGGCAGCATGGCCCCTGGGACCAAGCCAACTGCATCCGTAGAAAAATATCGCCCTTTCCAGCAGTTTGCTGCACGTCAACTTGGATTGAATCGTTCAGAGGAAGATATGAAATCTATCGAACAAGCTGCGCTGTCTCTTGGTAAGACGTCGCCGGAAGAATTTAGTCAATTCTTGGGCCAAGCAATGCTTTCTTCTCCTGAGTATATTCGTAAAACGCCACTTGCATTTGCCGCTAATTTACCTTACGGCGGGCGTTACGGCGTTGGATATCAAACTCCAGAGGGTACTTTCACGGGTACCTATCGGTTTAAACCTACATCAAGCGTAGATTACAGCTGATTCCTTCTTTTATACTTAGTAATAACAGTTAAGAGTAGCCATGGCAACAACACCTGATTACAGTGCACTTGAGAATTTTCTTTTAGAGTCTGCGCGACGTGGTGTACAGCTTTCAGGTGCCCCAAAACGTGAGCTAACTAAAGCTTTATCAGGTAAGGATGGCAAGATTACCTTGGCCTCCCTGAGGGGAGGGAAGGATACATTTAAGAAAGCAGGTGGAACCGATTATTTAGCCACCATTGGACGTACTTATGGCTCTGGTCAGTTAAGTAAAGAAGTAAAAGAGAAGTTAAAAGAAAAAGGATTTGCAGAAGATAGCGGATATTACGTTAAGCCTGGACAGATTACAGGAGCAACTGTACAAAAAGCAGTCACCGCTGGTTTTGGCGAAGAAGATCTTCGTTCTCTTTTGGCGGATAAATATGCCCAGAGTCAATTAGATAGCGAGATTGCCAAGTTTATGGGCCAAGGAAATTACAATCTTGATCCTTCAACTGGTCGTTGGAAGCAGAAAGAAACAGTCGATATTTTTTCAGGTATTCCAGGGGATGTAGCCTCAGGTATTCCAGGGGATGTAGCCTCAGGTATTCCAGGTAACATAGTTTCTTCTGGTATTTATGCAGGCATTAATCCAGATACTGCTTCTGGAGTTACACCTACAGAGATTGACTACACAATGATCATGGATCCGCTGAAGCTTCAGGCACGTTCTGGTGAACGCCTGGGCCTTCTGCAGGCAAGCTTGAATGAGCAACTGGGCCGCATGGAAACAGAATCAGCGAAGGCCTTGGAACGCATGCGTTCTTCAACTGCTCTTCAACAAGGACAACTGCAAGCCGGACTTGGTTCTTACTTGGGACGTTTAGAGGCAGGTTCCGCACAAAACCTTGGTCGCATGCGTGCAGCCTCTGAATTGCAGCAAGGACGCCTCCAGGCTGGCCTTGGTTCTTATCTTGGACGCCTGGAAGCAGGTTCTTCACAAGCACAAGCGCGGCGTCAAAGTGCATTGTCCGAACAGTTAGCACGAATGGAGACAGGCTCCGCACAAAATCTGGAACGGATGCGTACAGGCTCTGCCGAACGCCTGGGACGACTGCAATCACAAACTCAAAAGGATCTTGCTCGTTCGCAGCAGGCTACAGAGCTATTAGGTCAGAAGATGGGTTATGGCACCGAGTATGATATTGCTAAAGTTAATCGTCTGGCAGGATTGCAACAAGCCAGAATTCAACAGGCCAGTAATCTTTACAACCTCATCCCATCTGCCTTTTAACCGTTACTGATATAATTAATTTTAGTAAATAACATGGATTTTGATTCTTCCGTTGTAAAGTCTGAAACTCCTTCAGATTCTACTTTTGATGTTCAAGGTTTTAAAAATCTATTGGAAACTTTGAAAAAATCTAAAGAGCAACGCGAAAATAAAGCAAAACCTTTATACGAATCGGAGGCATAAGAAAATGGCAAAAGGTGGTGGCGGCGGAAAAGGCGGCGGTGGCGGTGGTGCAGCAGGCGGCGGTGGAAAAGGCGGCGGTGGAGGTGCAGCAGCAGGTGGTGGCGGCGCAGCAGCTAGCGGCGGTGGAGGTTCTAAAGGTGGTGGCGGCGGTGCCAAAAGCGGCGGCCAGGGACAAGGTGGTGGTGGCGCTCAAGGAGGACAAGGACAAGGTGGCGGCGGTCGTCAAGGTGGGCAAGGAGGGCAAGCAGGAGGAGGTGGCAACCGCCAAAGTGGAGGCGGTGGTCAAGTAACAGGTGGTGGCGGTCGTCAAGGTGGGCAAGTTGCAGCTACGACTCCTGTATCACCTACGCCATTTGCTGCCACTACTGCTTTCAATAAACCTACGCAACAATCTGTTGATCGCGTAAAAGCTGTTAACGTTTCCAATAAATATCAAGAAACTAAAAAAGATAAAAATCCTGTTGCAACTGAAAAAGACAACAGACCTTCAAGGGCAACTGGTTCTATTACACGAGCCGGCTCTAGCGTATTTCCCACAAGACGTACTGAGCAACCACAAAAACCTTCTAATCAAGGTCGCGTTAAAGACTTGACGACTAAAGCAAAAGATTTAATTTCTAGTGCTGCAGGCGATAAGATTGCGGATGTTGATAAATTCAAAGGCATCCTTGGAAAGTTAAAAGGGCTGGGAGCAGAGGATAAAATTGCCGCTTTACGTGAACAGAAAAAAGGAGCTGCTCAAGGTAAAGCATCACCGTACTCTTCTTTTAAAATCGAAGAAGCCACTGTTGTTCCTGGACAACCGCCTTTTGCCCCTGCAAAACCAACAACTCCTACCGCTCAAATAACCTCTTCAGGTCTTGATGAAATCAACGCACGTCTTAATGAACTTACTTCCTCTTTGGGACAATTTAAGCCCGGGATTACGCAAGATGAATTAGAAAAGATTCTTTCTCAACGAGATGCTGCGAAACCCACTCCAACAACAACGCCAACAACCACGCCTACACAAACAACCACTAGTACGCCTAGCTGGGAAACCAAATACCAACAAACTCTTGAAAATTGGGGCAAGAGTTTTACAAACAGCATGACAAATTGGCAAAATCAATATACTCAAGACCGTAACCGAGCCCAAGAAGACATTAATAAAAATATGTCGCAATGGCAGCAAGGCTTAACGCAAGATCTTGCTGAATGGCAAAAAGCATACGGCGAGGATCAAGGCAAGGCGCAACAGAGCATTCAAGAAGATCTAGCCAAATGGCAAGAGAGTTTTGGTGGTGATTTCAAAGATTGGCAGCAAAGTATCTCTGGGGATATCTCGCAGTGGCAACAAAACATTGCGGGTGACCTGGAGGACTGGCGCGCTCAATACGAAGGAGATCGCCAAAAATGGGAAGACTTATACACTCAAGATAAGGCAGCGACGGAACAAAAGTATCAAAATGATTTGAATACATGGCTTGCCGAATATCGTGCGGAGCAATCTAAACGAGATCAGGATTACCAGGCTATGATGACGGATGCTTCTTCTCAGGCTGGTGCATTTGAACCTGACCTTTTCCGTAATCTTCTGAGCGAACTAGAAACATCTAAACTTCGTCAAAAACAGTGGGGTGAACGTGCCGCAAGACAAGCTTATTCCTTCTAAGCAAACCACCAAACAAAGCTATAGCATTGATGTTAATAGTTTTGAAGAATGGTTCCTTGAACAGCCTAACGCTGTTCAAGAATCTTTTCATGCATTTTCTTCTGAAAATTATTCCTTTATTGAATGTTTTCTATACGCGAGATTCCTTGGTTACGTAGGGAGTATTATTTCGTGTGAAGCATGGATCAAGCAGCAGTACCCAAAGCCTGATCATAGAAAAATGCTTCTTATGGAAATTGAAGAAATGCGTGAAGACATCCGCAAACTTCGAGACGATATCGAAAATTGCGCTGTTAAACGCGATGCAGGTGTCGCCCGCATTGCGGCAATGGAAAAAGAATTGAGGGGTACGATCAATCAGGTTGAACAGTACACTTCCATGAAAGATCGCAAAGGCTTGCTGATGGCTGGTGCCGATAGAGCCATTCGTGAGTTAATGTTTATTTTCAAGGACGATCCTGTTGAGACTCCCCTACATGAAGCAAGCATGAGCGTATGGGCTCGAATGCAGCTCGAAGAATAACCAAACGTTAAAATAAAGAAAACATTTGTTATGGCCAAAGGTAAGATGCCCCCTCAGCTTCTTGAGCACTTCAAGAAGAAAGAAGCGAAAAAAGAAGATGGCACAGAGATGAGCGACAAGGAAAAACGGCGTGCCGCTTTAGATAAGGCTCGTCAATACCAAAACAAAAAACGTAAAGAATAAGAGGATTGAGTTAGTATTCAGTAACTGACTGGATAGTATCCGTGCCTTCTTATCTTCATCTGGCTTATCGTAGAAATGCGCGTGCCGCCTCGAAAAACTATGCGATTAAGCCACATAAAGATATTGACTCCCTCAAAAGAGCGCGGGAAGATTTTGGATATTTTTGTGAGTATGTAGCGGACAAACCTCCTGCTCAGCACCACAAAGATTGGCATCGTCACTTTGTCACAGAAGAAAATAGCAGTTGCCTACTTCGTATTGCTGGTCCCAACGTTGACCTTCTTGCTCCACGGGGCTCAGCCAAAAGCACAGTCCTTGGCTTGTTAACCGCCTGGGCCATAGGTATTCACACGCAAGCCAAACGTCCCCTGCAGATTCTTTATCTGTCTTACACGGTTGATATTGCTCGCTCCAAGTCGGCAACCATTAAGCGAATTATTGAAAGCAAACGATATCAAGAAGTTTTTCCAGAGGTGCGCCTCTTAAAGAACGTGACTAGTAATGAGTACTGGTCCATTGATCACAAGTTTGCAGGCATTGATGTCACGGGTGATGAGCAATTTACACTCTGCGCTGCAGGTTTGAAAGGTTCTGTGACTTCCAAGCGTTCTCATCTTGTGATGATTGATGACGCTATCAAGTCTGCCGCTGACATCTCCAACCCTGACATCAGGAAAATGATGCAGGATAACTGGAACGCAGTGATTGCTCCCACCATGTTTGAAGGTGGCCGTGCCATCTGCCTTGGTACGCGCTTTCGCCATGATGACATTCATGCCACAACATTCAACGAGCAAAACAACTGGACTCAGATTGTTCTTTCCGCAATTCAGAACGATGTTAAAACGGGAGATGAAATCTCGTACTGGCCCGAGATGTGGTCACTCGACTACCTAAAGGAAAAGAAACGGCAAGCACCTATTGCTTTTTCGTTCCAGTACATGAATCAAATTATCAGGCAGAACGAGTTATCACTTGCGCCTGAACTGATTGTTAAAGCAGAGATCTCAACAGAGTTTGACACCCTTGGTGTTGGAGTTGATCTTTCCGCTGGAACTAAAGAAAAAAATGATTACACGGTGATGGTACTGGGCGGCCGCATTGGTGATCGAATCCATATCATTGATTATCGGCGCCTGCGCGTAATGGGGAACCTTGAAAAACTAGACGCGCTTAAAGAGTTACTTAATGATTGGTCAATCCTTGGCAAGGATGCAAACAACAATTATTTCCCAACCTATTCAACATGTGACATTTGGAGCGAAGCAGTGCAGTACCAGGCATCTCTTGAAGCTGACTTTAAACGTGTTTGTTTAAATCAAGAGAGTCTTTACAATTTGATTTGGCATCCTGTAAAAGGATTCCGTGCTGATAAACTGGCACGTTTCCGTGGAATCATGGGTATGTTTGAAGATCGAAAGATTATCTTCAATCGTTATCGTAATTTCACAAATATGTTTGAAGAGCTGACTAATTTTGGGGTAAGCAGTCATGACGATTGTGTCGATGCTCTCGTCTGGCTTGTGACTGGATTAGCAAGAAAAGGACAGTTGCAAGTTGATTACTAAACTTAGAATTATAAAAAATACAATTTAGGCTGTGGGTCCGGAATATATTGCCATCGGCTTAACTGCCGTTGTATCAGCTGTTACTGGTGGTAGCTGGGTCGCTGGTAAAATCCTTGGCCGCCAGAACGATCAGATTCAGCAAGCCTTTAATTACATTGGATCACAAAAACGCAGGATTGATGTTTTGGAAGAAGATCTGAAGCGGATGCCTCTTGAGTACGTTCTTAAGGTTGATTTCTTGAGGGAGATCCAGCAAATGCATGATAACTTTAATCAGATCAACGCTAAGCTTGATAAGCTAGTTGAGAAACTGCTTGAAGCCAAATGAGAAGCTACGTTCTTGAAGTAGAAGAAGACGAGAACGGAGAACAGTTTATTACTTTCCCCGAAGAAATTATCGAAGAGCTTGGCTGGCAAGAAGGTGATATTCTCAATTGGGATGTACGTGGAGATGGCATTGTTCTTTCAAAAGTTCACGACGCATCCGGCTACGAAGTTATAGAGGAGTAGAATAAACAAATTGACGGTTAAATAAATGCGTATCACAGGTGGCATACCCGTAGGTGGGAATTTGGGTTACGTTGCAGAAAGCAATCCACTCCTGGATCCTCGTTTTAAGATCCAAGGAGGAGAACCCTGGAACAAAACCCCTCTTTTACCTGGTAAAGATACAGAACGATATGAACAACAGCAATTTAATATTCCGTTACAACCGCAATTACCTGCTGCAGGAATCGGCAATGTTGGAGGCGTCCTTTTTGCACAAGCCCAGCCCAAAAGAACCTTAAAAGAACTTATTGGTAATCGTGAAGGAGTTGTGAGCGATATTCCAGGAGATGTACGCATTCGCCAAGATACTCAATTCTTGCCATACAATCCTGGTAATTATGCACAAAATAGTAAGCAAAATCCGTTGCGCGGAAACAGTTGGATTGGTCCCTTTGATCCAAGAGGGTATGTAGGTCCAGGAATTGCGCCTTACTTTGGAAACCTCCAAGGCCCAGGATTTTATGGTGAAATGGGTACAGGCGCAATTTAATCCTTTTAAAATGCTAGTATTTAATTAACGCATAGGATAAATAATGTCTGTCGACGCAAAAGCCAGGCTGCGTGAAATTGTTGAGTCGTACCTTGAAAAAGACTCAGGTACGGTTGTAGATACTGGTGTCGTTGCGTCCCACCTGGCACAGATGAAACTCTTTGGCATTCGCCAAGGCGTTGAATTTTTTCCGGGGCAAGATAATTTTGGCGCTCAACGTAAGGACTTTATTGACCGCGTAATCAAATACAATCAGATTGACGTACGCCTGGATTCTATCTGGGACTATTTTCTGTGCGATGGTAAAGGGATTTTTTATATTCGTCCTACTAAGCAAAATTACAGAATTTATTATTTCCGCGAACACGAATACCGCAGTTATTACAACGTTGACGGTGAGCTGGAAGAGGTGGTGATCATCTACAGCTACAAGGTTCGCAAGGGCGGCAACTCATATGACGGCATTAATATTGTTAATGCCACAGGTACATCAATTACTGGTGAACCGGGATCCAAGCGATACATTCGTTTATCAATTAAAGCAAACGAAATTGAAGAAACTCATTCTGATGCTGAATTAAGTTTTGATATGCCGTCTGGCATGACGCCAGGTAAAAATAAAACATTCAAAAATTCGCTTGGTTTTATTCCTTGCGTTGAGATCTTCAACAACCCCAAAGGCTTCGCAAAAGAAGGTGTTGGTGAATTTGACGCACTGGCCAATCACATCGTTACGCATGATGAGTTAGTGCGTACCATGCGTAAGAACGTACAGTTCTTTGGCAACCCAACCCTCCTTTCGTCTCGTCCTAAAACAGACCTGATTGAGTCCGGCGGCGAGTCTGTGGTTCAGCGTCCATCGATTGCTGCAAACTCGGGTTTTGCCGGTGCCAGTCCCTTGAGCCGTTCGATGTTCAAGGCGGATCCTGTTTCCCGTGGTGTCGATGGTCAGATCCGTGTTCCACGCGTGATCGCAAACTTGGAACCAAACGACCGCGTCGGTTACATCGTTCCAGATGCTATCACCGGAGATCAAAATAATTTTGCTCGTCAATACCGCGAAGAAATTCGTACAGCACTTGGCGGTGTTGATGAACTTTCTATTTCCGCTGGCGTAACCGCAACTGAATACAAATCACTTTTTGGTCGTGTTTCTGCCACGTCTAAAAAGAAAGCAAATGCCATCTATACCTATGGTGTCTGCCGTTGCCTTGAGTTAATTATTTACCAGGAAGAGCAGTTGTTCCGCATGTCCCTTGCGGCTGCTCTTGGAATCGAACGCCCCATCGAACCGTCTGCCGGTGCATCTCAAGAAGAAAAAGATGCATATAAAGAGGCTGCAACACAGTTTGAACAGCTTATTCAAGATTCAATTAATGCATGTATTCAAGCGCAAGATGTGCCACCTGGTGTGACAGGTCTCATTCCAGATGGTGATGTCACTATGCTGTGGAGGTGGACGGGGCCTGTTTATGAGGACTCCACGCAAGACGTACTTAATAACTCCATTGTGGTACGCAACTTGCAAGAATTAGGTGTTGATAGCATTGAAGCACTGAAATACCTCTTTCCGTCTAAGACGGATGAGGAACGGGCCGAGATGTTATCTGGGTTCCCGTTCAGG